AATTCGCTTTGCCGCAGATTTGTCAATAACAGGCTTTGATGCGTTTTCATAGATGTCCAAAGCACGCTGTGTGTCTTCATCAAATGGCGGCTTGCGCTGAGTCACTATCTTTTGAAGTAGCGCCTCACAGTTGGGTGTACATCTTTCTGGCTCATCCTTCGCTTCTAGTGCGGCTTTAATGGCGGTGATGGCTTCTGCACATTCTTTGATGTTGTGCGCTGGCAATAAATCAGAATCAGTAGGCCAATATGCGTTTGTCAACGCCTTCAATGCAAGGCGTAATGCTTCATCTGTGTGGATCATTTTGTTTCTCCGGCATTGGACAATCAGGTGGTACAGGAACCGCACACCATATAGCTCTCCATTTAAGCCTAGGTGCGGGTTCCCATCGGTCTATGTACGTGTCAGGCATGTTCTTCAGCAAGTGACGTACATTTCTTTTCTCGCGACTAACTGCGGTGCAAATGTCTTCAAGTGTCATACCATCTTCATTAGCCCGCAGTAAGGCGCGAATCTCATGCGTCGCGTTTGTTCTCATCGATGAACTCGTTAAGTTTGTTCATGTAATGCAGTGCTTTGTTAGCATCATCTGAACCATCTTTTCTACCTTGTCGCATAGCATACTTAATGATGTTGCCTTTGAGAAACCCGAGAAACTCTTCGGGCGTCATCAAGGATTCCATTACAGTCCACGGCTGTACGGGCATGTCTTTGTAGTGCGATCCACCGACCTGCACGTCATCTGCTTTAGTACTCATTTTTTCGCCTTCCTTTGTCTAAGGTTTCTACCAGTTACTCTGTCAGTCCAACACGATGCACATATCCATCTGGTCTGACTCATTTGCACCCCGCCTTCTGGCGGCCGCATTTCTTCGCACTTGTTGCATAAGCGCAGTTGGTGAGCCGGTTGTTTGCTACCTATGTCCAAGTGGTTGTTTACAAAATTACTCTTCATTGTTCCTCGTCCCATATGTCTTCTGTCCAAACAAGAATTGGCGTCGATGGGCCTAGGTACCCACCTTCGATGTTGAACTCAATAAACTCACGTGCTTCTTCGTGCGTCATTCCATCACGCTCTACGAGTATGTCTCGTATCTTTTCTGCGTTGTAAATAAGCACACTCACCAAGCGACGATTTCGGTGTATGTATGCGGGGCCAATGATGGCCTCGTCGTAGCCGTCGTATTTAATCATGCAATGCTTTCTCTTTTAGTTCCTCAATTGGTGTCCATCCATATCGACGCCATACAGATTGCACATCTGCACCAGAAGTCCATATAAAACGTGGGTCGTTAACTGGTATTTTGGGAAAGCACACCGAGCGAACGGGAATGCCTTGGTGAACAATTGGTTCTTGGTTCATGATAGTAAGCCTCACACGATTGGTTTGAAACAGATTGACCCAACGACCTCGCCACGATTGACGATGTCATAAAACTTGCCGACGCTTTTTGCCCCCATGCGTGCCATGTCGCTAAGTACCACAGTCATCGATCGTCCAAGTGTTGAAACGTACACGACAAGGTTCTCTTCATCAACGGACAACCACTCACGGTCTTGGTCGATGTTGACACCTAGTTCTTCAAAACCTCGCACGAGTTTTGTCTCGATGCGAGTCAGTCGATACTGAATATCTTTTTCTTTTGTGTTAGGTGCGTTCATATTGTTCTCACAGTGCTACAGTAACCCGAGTGCCGAAGGGCTCTCGTGGATGGGACAGGCCGATATCAGCCCAGATAACAGGGTACTCAGGTTCCTCGCATTCATCCAAGTCACCCTCCATGTCGGTAAAGAAAATCATGCCGCAGTAACGCTCACCGGTCTTGCCGAAGTGCTCGAACACTGGTTGAAAGCGCGTGCCGCCACCGCCCTTGGGCTGTAGCTTAAGCATGTCGTCACGTTCGAAACGTTCTACATGTGTAACCGAAGAGTCGCAGTAAACAACCTCAACGAATGATGGCTGCAAGTCGTCAACGATTGCCTGAATCTCAGCGGCGATCTGGTTGCATTCCTTGGGGCCCATCGAGCCTGATGTGTCAAAGCCAATGGCTAGGCCACCGAGTGAGTCAGTGCGAAGCGACGGCATATACAAACCAGAACCGATGAAGCGACGCGAAGGACGTAGGTACGTATAGTCCGCGGCCGATGATTCTGTCAGCATGGAACGAGTCACGTCTTGCCAACGCACATTGGGTTTGCCTACGCTGTCGAGTACGCGATCGATCATGCTAGAACCTTGGCCGCATTCTTTGGCCATCTTGGCGGCGGCAACAATGGTAGCTTCCATGTCAACACGTGTAGCCTCGTCTTGTGCATCCTCAAGATCACCCTTGCCGTCAAAGCCACCGGCATTGGGCGTACCCTCGCTGTCGCCATCACCTGAGCCAGAACCATTAGATGGAGGCGGAGGATTTTCTTTGAGCTTGGCGTAGACTTCCTCGGAGGACATATGCTCACGCACCCAACGCAAGTCGACACCACCCTTGGGCAACTGCCAACCACGACTACGTATGTACGCATTGATAAGCGCATCATTGGCATAGTTCCACAAGCTAGGATCACGACTCTCACGTCTCCACATGTGCATCATCACGACGTGGCATGCCTCATGCAACACAAGGCCAAACAATTCCTCGTCGGTCAGCGGATCACAGAACGCAGGGTTAAAGCGTACCCACGTACCATTGGTGCCGGCAGTCGATACCTTGTCAGATATCTCACGCTTGACACGTGTCATGACAGCGGCAATGAATGATTCGCGAAGGCCGAGCTTGCTGTAAGCCACATCAATTCGATCAGATAAGTTGCTCATAATTTCTCCAGTAAGTAAACAAGTTAATCCCGTGGGATTAGGTCAATTATATTCCAATGCAAACAAAGATTCAACAAAGACACGCGCAGTCTGCAAGTCATCGAAGGACTTTACATCATCGAACGTGTTGCGCGTCACAACCCACCCACGATCCGAGTCGAGTAACCCAGACTTGTTGTAGGCGGGACGGACATACGCAAACACGTGCTTGACGATAGACTGCTTACGATTCTTGTATAAGCTGTGTTTCTCTACGTAGGCAGTCCAAGAACCAACTGGTGTGTTCTGCCAACGTAACTCTGGTCGTTTGTCAGTAACCATTATTTCATCGCGAACGCGGCCTGATTAGCGATAGCCCACTGGGTAAACGCTGAACTCTTAGTGATCGTGCGGTCACGCTTGTGTGCCAGTTTAATGGTGAGTGTCTGCACATCGCCGGGCATCTTGGACAGGAACTTCCATGCCTTGTCGAAGTTGGTAGCGTCGAGACGTGTAGCCAAGCCCATCGCCACGCAGTAACGCACGTTGAGTTCTTTGGGCACGGGCACGTCCTTACCCTGCAAGATGTCCTCGATACGTGGCATTGATTCCCATACACGCAAGTGTGTCTCGAAGATCATGGCCGCTTCCTCACCGACGTCACCCTTGATAAGTTCGACGCGATCCTGCACAGGCAAGTCAAGCTCCAGTGTGTGCGACACAGCGAACCACGAACGTGGTGAAGGGAAAGGACGAATGTCACCAGTGGGCTCGAACTTGTGCAACAAGTCAGGGCGATCTTGTAACAGAGACAGAATCTCTGGGCGAATGCCGCGTGTGATTGCATGGGCAACGAAGTCGTCGATCGTGGTGTTGACGTCAATGTCACACATGCGGTTCTGCAGTGGTGCGGCAAGGTTAAACGTAACGCCTCGGTCAGTCTTACGATTGCCGGCGGCAATGACCATCCACTCAGCGGGAATGCCGAAGTCCTCGGGTGTTAAGCATAGTTGATATGCCGCGGCTTGCACTGATGGCGGTGCTGATGTGATCTCGTCAAGGAACAAGATACCGGCACCAGACTCTGGCAAGAAACTAGGGCGTGCCCAGTTGGTGCGGCCTTCGACAACGTGGGGAATACCACGCAAGTCAGTGGGCTCCATCTGCGCTAAGCGCAAGTCAATGACACCCTGCCAGTTGGCAACGTGCTCAGATAAAAGTTTGCTAGTCTGAAACACAACCTCAGACTTTCCGATACCCGATGGGCCACGCAAGAATGTTGTACGTGCTCGTGTGTTGTCGTTGAGATAACGCTTAACGAGAATGGGTGTAACGTGTGCAATACGCATGATAATTTCCTTTAGTAAACAAGTTTGAGAAAGTGCCGATGAACCGCATCGGCTACGGGTTAATCCCGTGGGATTAGTTTAGGGGAGTAACAGGCATGCCGTCAACAACATCGGTTGGAGCTGCTTCTGCTTTGGCACGATGCTCAGCTTCCTGAGCTTGCGCTTGTTGCAAGATGTTGTCAATCATTCCACGCATGAGGCCATGAGGGCCGGCGTCGAGAGTGCGTAACAAAACCTGCAACGCGTTAACGTCGAGATTCAAATCGAGTTTGATGGAATAGTTCATAAGTTTCCTTTGGTTAATAAGTGTCTGCTGTTAGGCAGGCGTACAGTTTAATTGGATTCTGAGTTGAGTGCAAGTTTAGCATGGTCAACTGTTGTAAATGCTTTCATTGTTGGGCGGTCGGTTACTTCCTCCACGTGTTTATATGATTGCAATGTGTAGTCGTACGCGATCGGCTCTGCATTACACAGTAACTTGAACAACGCAAACGCGTCGTCAGCATTGAGCAACACAGTGTTGTACTTGTAAGGTATGTCGATCACGGCCATGGATTTCTTGTTGTCAACCATGTCAGAACTCCAACATTTCATCAATGGACGCAAGTAGCGCAGTGGTCTGTATGTTAACTGCCTTACGCTTTTCTGGATCATCGCGAAGTTGTTGCGGATGTGGTGTGGTATCGATAACTGTTTTTGCAAGCGCAAGGATGTTGTCGGGGAGAATCTCAGCGAAGTCATGAAGCAAGTTAATTTCTTCTGCAATGTTCTCGCACACTGAGTCACGGAAGATCGGTGCACGTATCTCAGACACGCCAGTTTTCTTGTTAAGTATCTCACGTTCACCCTTTCCAGTTACCTCATGTAAGCGAGCGACCACTTCTTTGAGACGCTCCAGTGGAGCGCGAAGCACGGCGTTCATTGACTCTTTAGTTGCCTCTTCTACTTGTTGCCTGAGTGTGTTGATCTCATCCTCTTGCAACGATACGCGGAAGTCACCCATGTCTGTGATGGGGCGGTAGTTAATGCGGAACCTGAACGCATTGCGTAAGTCCTGCAAGTCTGGGTATGCACTGGGATCGAACAACCCGCCTTGACTAGCTTGTGCATGCATCATGACGTTGCTCCAGTTGTTGAGGAACGCGGTTACAGATTGGTCAAACTCAAGCTCGAACTTACCCATACGTTCTGCAAACTGCATAAAGCGTACAGACGGGAGCATGTCCTCACCCCTACCCCATGGGTATGTGGTGCTGTTGATGTATGCACGGGCTTGCGACTCGACCATGTTGATCGGTTGGATGAGTGACTTGGGATACAAGTCTTTGCGGTACTGCCCTGCACCATGTGCGTTGTTGGCAAGTTCTGCATCAGATGTTGCTTTGTGATCCTTCTGAGTCATCTGTGGTTTATTGACTGACAGGGACACAAGCAATGCGTGGTCTTTGATTGACATAAGTTTCTCCAGTTAAAGGGTTAATCCCGTGGGATTAGAGGGCGTCACGAATGACGGTGCGGACAGCTTCTTCGAAGTCACCGCCTGAGAAGTTAACTTCGAAGTTCTCGAGTTTCTGGTCGACAACATCGTCGATCTTGGACTCGAAGTCGAAGTCGTTCATAGCATCCTCAGTCTTCTGACTGATCTGGTCGTCGATGTAGGACACTGACGCATCGCATACTGCCTCACGTGTCTGGTCGTCGTTGTTGAGTAAGTCAATGACTGACAAGCGCAAGGTCTCGGGATCGAGCGCAAGCACGGCCTGAGTCTCAGCTTTCATCTTGCTGAGGACTGCGTCTGCAACGTCCGACACCAGTTTGTCGTACACGCCGCCGAAAATAGATAACAGTTGTGATTGATCCATGATGATCTCCATTAGTAAACAAGTTAATCCCACGGGATTAGGAAAGGACAAGGGGTGTGGGCGATCCCCTAGTCCATGGTCATTATTGTAACAGGTTGTGGTGTGGTTGTCAAGTCAGAAGGCTAACTCCATCTGTGCGGGATGCGACAACCTGCGTCTATCCCATTCCAGTTCCTTGACTGCCTCGTCGAGTACCGCGAGCTTGTCCTCCGCCATGTCTTCGTCCAAGGCAAGGCCGCTCTCGTATCCGCCTACGTGAGACTGGATGTCGAAGTCAAGCTCGCCGTCAATGATGGCAGTCAGCTCGAGAAAAACCCAGTGCCACTCGTCGTCGTACCAACCTTTGAGATACTTGTAGTCTGCGTCGACGGCCTTCATGCAGTCCTCGGGTGTCACGTGTCCCCATTCCTTGCGGGCTACCTCAAGCGACGCCATGACGTCGTAGTACAGATCACGCACCCCACGTGAATTTTTATACAGTGGGCGTAGCATCCGCAAGCGCGTCTCTTCCTCAAGCTCGGGTTCTTCGTCGAGCAAATGCTGCTCCATCTGGTACTCGCTGAGCGGGTTCCAACCCATCTCGACCACAACCCCGTGGCAGTCTGACCACTCGAGTGGGGACGTTGCGTCATGATCCTGTATCCAACGCACGCGGTATTGCCTACCGTTCTTGTGCACGAATATTTCTTGGTGTGTGATGTCACTCATGATTGCTCCTTAAATAAAATTTGATCTACGGGTTAGCTCGATGTAGTTGTCTACATAAACACCCTCGTTGTTGTATGCATCGGTCTGCGTATCGATGTCGTCGTCTTCCTCACCCAAGCGCATGAACACAAACGCACCCTCATAGGTTTTACTTACAAGTTGCATGAGTTTGATCTGCATGTCAACCCATGGCGTTGACTCGTACCACTTGACATCGTTGTAATGCACGCGAATCTGGTACGGATACTCATCGCTGTTGTCGATGTGGTAATCCCAGTCGTTGTTGATGATGTCAAGCCCAGAGTTAACATCAGAGGCAATCAGCATTGCTTCCAACTTAAAGGCTTGGCGGTTCTCCTCTGTATTAAATAACATGACGTACTTTACGTCTGATCTGTAACCCATAATAGTTCCTTCCTTAATTCCGTGGGATTAGTTACACATTGCAAAAAACAAAGCGACACGTTGTGTCGTGCCATAGTGGCCGGTTATTTCGTCGTACTCGAACTCCTCACGAGAGTGGTCAATCACAACCATGTGGGAATACACCCACAAGTTGTCGTCAGAATCCCGCCAGTCGTCAGTGCTTGCACTGAACCATTCATCGATGAGGGTTTGCTCCTCGTCGTCAAGTCCTGACGGATCGGCATTGATTAGGTACGGCAAGGCGAACTCACCGATCACACATTCAATAGTTTCAAATACAGTAAAAGTCATAGCACATCCTTTTGAATTAGTTCAATGTTGTCAATCTTCACAGGGCTCAACTCGTCGAAGTCTTCGTCGATGTTGGCGTTATTTAAAAAGTTATTAGCCGCATGGATGAGCGCATCCTCGGTGCTGTCTGCAATTACCTTGGTGCGGTAAAACACCTCGCGTCGTGAATAAACAACGTATTCATTAGCCATCATGGTCTCCAGTAAAACAAGTCAAGTAGTAAAACAATTGCACCGATCAGGAACACAACGCGTTCCAGTTTTTCCCATTTAGTCATCATTGGATTCTCCTTCGTCGTCAACGACGACACGAATAATACGAACACCCTCAAAAATCTCGACGATCTCATAGTCGATGTCGCATGCGTCAAGCAACGCGTGTAGTTCTTCCGCGGTCATGATGTTTCCTTTAATCCCGTGGGATTAGTTGTTGGTGTGAAGGGCTACGAATCCGGCCACAGTGGCACGCATTTGCTTGATGGGGTACTCAGATACAACATAGATAAAGTCAAGCACGTTGTTGCATGCCGTCATGAACTCAGGGTTATCGAAGTGTGACGCAACGGCTGACTGTGGGTGAATATCTTGCGACACGTTGCGAATGCATGTGTGAAGCTCTACCTTGGCCGCATCTAAATAGGAAAGCCTCGTTCCATCATGCAACCGCGGGCGCGTTGCGGCTATGGTCAAATACTCCATGGCTTTGTCGTAGTTCTGGCCGTACTGGCATGCCTCTGCACGATGGGGTTTTGTCAGTGATTGCGTTTTGAGGTCAAGGGCGTTGGCATTCCACTTGTAGCGTGTGCGGTAATTCTGCTCGAAACAACCCGTGCGATAAATGCGGGAGGTTATTTCTTCTGTGGTTTTACCTAGTTTCTGCATCTCTAAATGAAATGCTTGGAGGTATAGTGACTTGTGCCGTTTGGTCGTGGGTGAAAACCCGTTGACGTGCATCCATAGCTCAACGTTGCCCGTGTGGCCGTTGTGCACTAACTGTGCAACTTCTGTGCTGTATGAATAGCCAACGGCCAAAACATCGAAGTGCCCGAATGACTCAAGGTTGATTGCTTTTTGTTGTGAAAGCGTCGGGTTGCGTGCAGACATATTGGTGCCTACACCCAGTGAGCGCATTTCAGTGCCGCCGAGTTTTTTAGCCGCAGACGCAAAGCGTGCGGCAACTTGTGCATTAGTTGTCATGTTATCTCCAGTGATACGTTAATAAGTGAGGGAGTTAATCCCGTGGGATTAGCACGGGTGTTTTGTCTTGCCGGTTTGCGTGGCCGCTCTCCGACTAAACATCCACATTGTAACACGTTGTGGTGCAGATGTCAAATCAAGGGCTGTATAAATTAGTCCCATAAAAGATGTGGTGTGGTTGTTGTAAAAGTGGTCGTGTGTAAATTAGTCCCATACCACAACATATGAGAATGATTAAAAATATGGAAAATTCTGTAGGATGTTTGGCGTTTTTGGAAAATAGTTTGCAAATTAGTTAGATTTAGTCAGAAATAGTCGGCAATTAGTTTGGAAAAACGTCGCAAGTCCTTGATTTTAAAGACTTTAGTCAATTAGTCAGCTTTTCAGCCGAGAGAGAGAGACGTCAGGAGGAGTTGGGGGGTATCGGCGGGCAGAACTAATCTAAAACAAAAAACTTTTCAACTTTCCTCTCTTGTTTACCAATCTATTATCTATTTAACTAATCTTATAAATATATATACCTACTATGCAATGTCCAATGCAAAAAAGTCCTTTAAAATCAACAACTTAGCTCATCTGGGCAACATGTGTACAATTTAACGTCAAAATAGTTTAGATTTTGTAAGTTTCGTGTAATCTAAAAAAGCGACCACTTACGTCGCAACCCGCATGAATGCTTGATTCTTGCCAATCTAAAAATTTCCATGCACATCCAGACTAATCCCGCGGGATTAAACGCCCGAAATTCGTCGCTCATACGTCATACGTCGCATAACCTTACCGCGTACAGCGTACGTCGTTGCATACTGGGCCGCGCGTGATAGTAGTTGGTGCAGGGCGCATGCATGATAGTAGTTAGGTATTGGGGCAAAAATTTTTGACGAAAAAAAGCCCCCGAAGGGGCTTGGCCGGTAAACCGGTTTAGATTGACGCGGCACCTTTTACAGTTTTGCCTTTGGCCGCCTTATTGACGCTATAACCAAGGGTTATTAAATGCGCCACAATGCGTGGGTGAAAAACCGCGTCTTTGAAATAAATTTCAAAATCATCTAACCAAGCCGAAAATTTATCGGTTTCGGTTTTGACCATATCGGGCGCGGCCGCGGCCGCGGGTGTTGCGGCTTTGGGTGTTGATTTCCGGCCGCCGCCGGTTTTTCGGCCAATCCCGTGCGTTTCGCGAACTTGCTTGGCCGCGTCTTTCATTGCATGCTTGGGCATGTTAACGGCTTCGGCCGCTGTAGTTGGTGTGTCCACTTTTTTGCCGTCTTTGCCAATGGTGTTCACCATGACGGGACATTGTGCGGCCGCATGCAAAGTTAACGCGTCAACAAATAGTGATTTCACGTTATGGCCGGCCGCGGTGAAATCGGCCGCATACAATGCCACAACTGCCCCGATTCTTTCCCCAATGGGTTTCGCGGGATCAAGTTGCGCGGCGGCCGCGGCGGCGGCTTCTTTGCATTTGGCCAACATGCTTTGGGCGGCTTGGCCGGCTTCATTAATCAACGTGCCGATGGCCGCGTCGCGTGTTGCCACTGTAGCAGTGGCGGCTTTGATTGCTTTGCTCATGATGAGTGTCCTATTAAGTAAATGCCCTAGAAACCCCTAGGCGGGTATGCCTCGTTGGCATGGGTCAATTATAACCGATATCTGGCCAACATGTCCACCACATAGCATTAATCCCACGGGATTAGGCCGGTCGCGGGTGATAGTAGTTAAGGCTCCTGCGTCGTTCGTCACGCGCCGTGCGTCGCATACTGGAATGTCAGTGGATACTAACTTAGCCATGTTGTCAAGCCCAACGCGTGATAGTAGTGATGATAGTTTGAACGAAAAAAAGCCCACTTTCGTGGGCTTGGCTTCAGAAGAAGAGGACATCAAAGTAATGCAGGGCTAGCGCAGTGAGCGCGAGGCCCACTGCAACCGCGCTCAGGATATCAAGAGCATTGGATTTCATAAACTGCGACCTCTTCGAATTTGGTGCCGGTCTGCACTTTTTTGCAGGACTCAGAACCGTCCGCGATATTGGCTTCGACTCGCAACATCACGTCAACCGAACCGATTGTGGCTTGGAAACGATAAACACGTGATGCACAATATTCCAGAGCGTAATCATGAGAGCCGATGGCTTCGAAGCCATAAGTGCCGATGGCTTCAAGCAAAGCTGGCACTGCACCATCACGCAGAGAATCGACAGTGTCTTCAATTGAAATTTGCAATTCGTTTTTGTAGTTGCCTGTCCATGAAAGCCATGTTGAAGGGCGAGCATAAAAATGCTTAGAAAAACCGATGTCCTTTGCATTTTCAATTATCGCGTTGACCACCGCATAAGCTGGCACGAATGCCTGCGCTTGGGACTCGAGCTCTTTCAGCTCATTACGCTTTTCGACCAATGCCTCACGCTTTTCTTTAATAGCGCGTGCGAATGAAACGGGTTTTGCAATTCTAGCCATGATTAAAATTCCTTTAAGTAAGTGAGTTGAATTTTGTTTGGCCTCTTTCGTCCATGTAGGGAATTATACGCGGATTAGGGATTATGTATAGGTCTGTACTGTAATTCTGGCCACCTGCGCGTGATAGTAGGCCACCCCCCACAGGACACCCACCCCGCCCCCCCGGCCCCCTAGGCTGTATCCGTCACTCTCATAACAAGGTCAATTTTTTAGATTCCTTTATCTACCCAACATCTCCACCACTTAATTTTTATACCCCCAAGCCCCTCTTGACAATCCCAAAATTTTTTGGCAAATTTTTAGTGGACACTGTTTAAATAACCATGTTATATTGCACGCATGAACAATTCAATCAATGCCGATCAGGTGTTGCGCGAACTTGCACTTGCCATAGCTAGGAATAAAGTGGGGGCCATGCGCCCGATCGCTGACGTTCTTGCAGGTGAAGGTGTAACGCAATCAGAGTACGATGCTATATCCGAAAACCCTCAGTTTATTCGGTATGTAGAGAGCTATGCTAAAGAAATGCAGGACAGTGGCTTCTCGTTTGCTGCTAAATCCCGCATTCTTGCAGAAGACTTACTCCCTACTGCGTACCATATGGTTAAAGACCCGGACACTCCAGCAGCTGTAAGGGCAAAAATCATCGAAAATTTCGTAGATTGGGGCGATCTAAAGCCTAAAAACAGTGCTATTTCAACTGCTGGCCCGGGTTTTTCGATCACAATTAACCTTCCAAGTACTGCAAATTCGAGCCCAAAAACCATCGTTTTAGAGGCTGAGACACCCGAAAAAACCCCGAAAATTGCAGAAAATGTGCAAAAACCGGCTTTAGTTTTGCTTGAAGACGAAAATTACGAATATGCAGGGGACGACTATTTATGAGTGTTAACTACACCCCAGTCCCAAGCGTTACTCCCTATCTCTTATCCGATAAGTTTCAATCATTTATTGTTGGCCCTGTAGGGTCAACTAAAACAACCGCGTCTTTGATGAAAATCCCCATCGAAGCTCGGAAAGTTGCAGCATGTGCAGATGGTATAAGGCGTTCCCGCTGTGCAGTGGTGCGTAATACACGGCAAATGTTGCTTGACTCGACCATCAAAGATTTTTTAGGTTTGTTCCCAGAAGGGCAAGCGGGCGTTTACCATCGCACAGAATTACGCTTTACTTTACGCTTCGATGATGTCGAGTGCGATGTGCTGTTCAGGGGACTTGACGACGCCAACGACGTGCGTCGACTACTTTCCTTACAGTTATCGTTTGCCATGGTGGACGAGGTGCGGGAGATTAACTCAGATGTGTTTGATGCGCTGACTGGTCGTCTAGGTAGATACCCCAACGGCATGATGGTTCCGCACCGCCCACAGTGGGGCAAAGATGAGAAGGGCAACCCAGTGCAGGGTTGCGTGGATGACGAGGGTAAACAAGTTAAAAAAGTCTGGGGCGCGACCAACCCACCGGATATGGATGCACACTGGGAGCAGTACCTCACCAATGCAGACCCAGAGAAAGTGCACGTCACCCTGCAGCCCAGTGGATTGAGCGAAGAGGCGGACTGGGTACAGCACTTACCATCTAACTACTACGAAGACTTGTGTGAGGGCAAGAGCGCTGACTGGATCGACGTGTACGTGCATGGGCATTGGGGACGCAGTCTCTCGGGCACTCCGGTTTACCAGCGGACATTTACACAAGACTTTCACGTGGCTAAGGATAATCTTAAGCCCATACAGAACGCAGACTACCCCATCACGATCGGGATTGACTTTGGCCGCACACCTGCGGCTGTCTTCATGCAGCGAGACCCACGGGGTCGGGTACTGGTGCTCTCCGAGCTGACCAGTGAGAACATGGGCATAGAGACGTTTATTACTACGCGCCTGCAGCCGCATATTGCAAATAAATACCCGGGCTATCAGTTCATTGCGGCTCCTGACCCAGCGGGGTTTATGAAGCAGCAGCTTAACGAGATGACACTCGTGGACGCGCTCAAGAACGCAGGGTTTAAGTGTGTGAAACCACCGACGAACAAGCCAGACCTTCGCATACAGGCAGTCGAGCGTTTGCTGTCTAAGCAGTTAGAAGGTAAGGCGATGTTCCTCATTGATCCACGGTGCGCGGCCCTCATCAAAGGATTCCGCTCGGGCTATCGCTACAAGGTTAAGAAAAATGGCGAGATGGAAGACAGCCCAGATAAGAACGAGTCGAGCCACGTGCATGACGCCTTGCAGTATGGAGCTTCGGTCATCGACATGAACATCAGAGGGTTTGGCATAGAAGCAAGACGCAAAGATGTTAAGAAAGTAAAATACGCATACACTTGACCGCTTGACAAGGCAGCGTACAATGCGGTAACTATTTAAGGACGACTGATGGCTACAGGTATCGCTCTCATTCCAGTTGCCCGCGCAAGTGACCTTGAGGCGGAGTCAAAAAAGCGCAGTGACGCTATGCAGAATCAACCCGTGATTCAGGGATTGGCTGCGCATGTCCGCACACGTTGGGATAGCTCACGTACAGCAAAACGTAAACTTGAAGAGCGCATGCTCCAGTGTTTGCGTCAGCGTAACGGCGAGTACGATCCTGAGAAGTTGCAAGAGATCAACGAGCAGGGTGGCTCAAGTATCTACATAAACCTGACCTCAGTTAAATGCCGCGCGGCTACAAGTTGGCTGCGTGATACGTTGTTGGGTACAGGCAAAGACAAACCATGGTCGATCTCAGGAACCCCAGACCCTGACATGCCCCCAGAGATTCTGCAAGAGTTGCAGGCGCGATTGGCCAACGAGTTGATGGTTCACTTACAGCAGGGTGGAGCGCAGCCTAGCCCAGCAGAGTTGCGCACTATGGCGGCCTCGATGAAAGACGAAGCGGATCGCGAGATGCGCGAGATGTCTGAAGACCGCATAGCCCGCATGGAACGTAAGATGGAAGACCAGTTGCAAGAAGGCGGCTGGCACAAAGCGTTCAACGAGTTTTTAGATGACATTGTTACATTCCCATATGCTGTGCTCAAGGGTCCGATCAAGCGTAAACGCAAGACTCTGAAATGGCAGAACGGCGAGTTGGTTCCTGTCGAAGAGATTCGCAACGAGTGGGAGCGCGTTGACCCATTCATGCTCTACTGGGCTCCATGGTCGTGGGACTTGGGTGATGGTTATGTGATCGAGCGTCATCGCATGACGGCTGAAGATTTGCAAGCTCTGATCGACGTGCCCGGTTACAACAACGACGCCATTCGTACAGTGCTCAACGACTTCGAAACATCGGGCATGAAAGAATGGCTGTGGACTGACGCATCCAAAGCACAAGCCGAAGGCAAGTACGTTACTGAGGCAATTATTTCTGGCGACTTGATCGATGCGATTCAGTTGTGGGATTCTGTCAAAGGCAGCTTGCTCCTAGAGTGGGGCTTGACCAAAAAAGAGATTCCTGATCCAGCGTTGAGCTACCCTTGCGAAGTGTGGTTGATTGGCACCACCGTGATCCGCGCTGTGTTGAACTACGACCCGTTGGGCCGCAAGCCTTATTACCTCACAAGCTATGAGAATCTGCCCGGTTCTGTGGACGGTAAAGGCGTGACTGACTTGTGCCGCGATGCTCAGGCGATGGTGAATGCATCAGGCCGTGCGCTAGCAAACAACATGGGTATCAGCTCTGGCCCACAGGTTGGTATTAACATTTCTCGCTTGCCATCAGGCGAAGACATCACAGACATGCACCCATGGAAGATTTGGCAGTTCTCGTCTTCTGACTATGGTGACAATTCTCCTCCCATCACGTTCTTCCAACCCCAGAGCAACGCCAACGAGTTGATGGCTGTGTTTGAGAAATTCTCTGCACGCGCTGACGAAGACACGATGATCCCTCGCTACATGACTGGCGAGAACACCCCCGGTGCAGGGCGCACGTCATCTGGTTTGTCCATGTTGATCTCCAACGCCGGCAAGGGTATCAAGCAGGTTATCAGTAATATCGACAAGAACGTCATCACCCCCGCCATCGAGCGCTTGTACCAAGACAACTTGCGCTACAGCAAAGACCCTGACTTGATCGGCGACGTGAACATTGTTGCAACAGGTGCATCTAGCCTTGTGATTAAAGAAGCCGAAGCGGTTCGCCGTAACGAGTTCTTGCAGGTTGTTTTGAACAGCCCCGTTGCTCAGCAGATCGTTGGTATGGACGGCACTGCCGAGTTGCTCCGCGACCAAGCTAAGAACCTCAGTGGCAACACTGACCGCATCGTTCCTGACCGCCAGCAGTTAAGTGTTGTACAGCAGCAACAGCAAACCATTACGCAGTTGCAACAACAGTTGGCTCAGATTATGGGCGAACTCCAGAATGGAGGTATGCCTCCCGAGATGGCCGGCGGTATGACACAAGGCCCAGCCCCAAAGAATATGCTGCCCGACGGTTCGCAAGTTGGCGGACGCGAAGGTAACATGATGTCCCCAAGACCTAACGGAGTTTGATATGCGCGGAATTACTGCAACACCCACTATCGCTGGCCTGATTGTCCAGCTCTTTCATGCACGTACAAACGCGCATTTGCAACACTTGCGTACAAAAAGCTACGCAACACACGTTGCTCTGAACGAGTTTTACGACAACATTGTTGAGTTGACTGATAAATTAGCCGAGGCCACACAAGGCCGCTACGGTATTCTGGATTACCCTGAGTTGCCATACAAGGCTGAGTCTGACCCCATTATGATGATCCGCGGCTTGCGTCGTTACATTGATGAGAACCGTGACTCTATGTGCGATCACTCTGAATTGCAGAATTTGATCGACGAAATAGTTGCACAAATGGACTCTACGTTGTATAAACTTGAGAATCTATCTTGACTGTGTAAATAGTCAGTGGTATAAACGCGACATATGAAGATTTTTGTAGGCCAAAAGCCAGACCCCCAGCACATGCAAGCGCTAGTCCGCTGCAAGCTAGGAGAAAACGGAGCCTTGTTGGACTTGTTCCGCAAGAAGCTAGAGGAGACTAAGAACTCCCTCGTCGTCGCAGACGATCTAGTCAAACTGCACCGTTTACAAGGTAGGGCAGAGGTCTTAACAGATTTTCTCGAAGCGGTTGAGAAATCGCAAGAGATTTTCGACCGGGTCAGATGACCCGAATTTTGTAGTCCGAGCAAACCATTATGTGGACGGCAGACCGAAGTAGGAGCCAGAAACAGAGTTGGAGCTTTTAGGAGATATTGATGGCATTACCAAGGCAAGTTGAAGCCCAGTTAAAAGAACTGGAAGAGATCGAAAAGCAGCTAGCTGCACAGCAAAATCCGCAGGACCCCCCTGCAGAACCTGAACCACAGCAAGCACAGCCGGAAGAACCCGCCCAGAACCCTGAACCGGTGGCACCACAGCCCGAGGTGAAGTCAGAAAAACCAGTTGAACCGGAAGTACCGGAAGAGACATGGCAGCAGAAATACAAAACCCTCAAGGGTATGTACGATGCCGAAGTGCCTCGCTTGCATTCAGATGTAAGAGAACTGCGCTCACAAATGGAAAGACTCCAAAAAGCCGCAGAAACTCCTAAGTCAGAACCCAAGCCCGCGAAGATGGAGAAGCTGGTTACGGATGCTGATGTTCAAGCATTCGGCGAGGACTTAATTGAAGTCCAACGCAAAGTTGCCCGCGAAGTGGCAGCAGAGTTTCGAGGTGAACTCGATGCGATGAAAGCTGAGAATGAGAAGTTGCGCGAGCAGTTGACCATGACCGGCAGCCAAGTATCTGAGGCATCCTTTGAGCAGCGTCTGTACCGTTTGGTTCCAGACTTCCAGACAGTTAACGCCGACGAACGTTGGATTGGCTGGCTGAATGAGGTTGATCCTCTGCTCAGAGCACCTAGAAAATCTGTTGCACAAGATGCGTTCAACCGAGGCGATGCTGAAGCCGTTGCACACTACATTGGGATGTTCAAATCGAGCGTCGCCCCTGCAGAGCAACCAAGTGATAGAGCCGCTGAACTTGAAAAACAAATCCAGCCGAAACGATCTGCATCTACTGCACCAGTTTCACAACAGGCCAAAACATACACGGATGCACAAGTCCAGAAGATGTTCCAACGGTCTGTCGAACTGAGCTCTAGAGGGCAGCGCGATGAGGCAATGAAACTTGAAGCTGAAATTGATGCGGCTTACAGAGAAGGACGCGTGAGAGCGTAATCCCTGCGAGCAGCATTTACCCAACCTGTTTTTATTTTTTATAGGAGGCCAAAATGGCTGCTGTTTTCCCCGTCACGGGCTCTGGTGCATTTGACACCAACCCTTCCTACTCCGGTGCCTTTATCCCCACGCTGTGGTCAGGCAAACTCTTGGCTAAGTTCTACCAGAACACCATGTTGTCTGAAGTCGCTAACACCGACTACGAAGGTGAATTGAAGAACCAAGGCGATACCGTCCGTATCCGTCTGGCTCCTTCCATCAGCATTTCTGACTACACTGTTGGTCAGACTCTGTCTTACGAAGTCCCCACTCCTATCTACCAAGATATGCAAGTGAACAAGGGTAAGTACTTCGGCGTGCAAGTCAATGACGTGTTGGCCTATCAGTCCGACATGAACTTGATGAACATGTTCACAGAAGACGCTGCCAAGCAGTTGAAAATCGCCATCGAAAACGAAGTGTTCTTCAACAGCTTCGTGACTGAAGGCCCTGCTGCTCAAAACGAAGGCGCTACTGCCGGTAAGATTTCTGCTGCTTACAACTTGGGCACAGATACAACTCCTATCGACCAATCCACTCCTGAAAACGTGTTGAAGGCTATCCTCCGCATGTCTACAGTTTTGGATGAGCAGAACGTTCCTGAAGATGGCCGTTTCTTGATCTTGTCTCCCTATGACCGTCACCTGTTGATGCAATCTAGCATCGCTCAGGCTTACTTCACTGGCGACCAGTCAAGCACCATCCGTACCGGCAAGATCGGTATGTTGGACCGCTTCAGCGTGTATGTGTCTAACTTGTTGCCCCGTGGTGAAGCTGGTAAAGCTTTGGTTGCTGGTTTGTCTGCTACCTCCTCTGGCGGTGCTGTGACCAACGCTAAGGCTCGTCGTATTATGGTTGCTGGTACAAAGGCTGCTACGTCTTTCGCCATGACCATTAACAAGACAGAACCCCTGCGTAACCAAACAGACTTCGGCGATATCGTCCGCGGTTTGGCTGTGTACGGCCGTAAGGTTGTTAAGCCTGAAGCCTTGGTAACTGCTACTGTTGGCTCTGCCACTTGATAGTGGTATAAACTGGGGGCCTTCGGGCCCCCTTTTTTGTTTAATCTTGGAGAAAATATGACTGCTCTTGAACTAATGACACGCCTCGGTGGCGAAGTCCTGAACAACAAAATTCGCGCAAACATCGATGGTGAGATCGTTATTGTTGCCCGCCTTGAAGACCAAGACTGGGTTTTGACCGATCGCGGCATTTTGTTGGCTAATGAGCATTCTAATTTGGCCGTGGCTGAAACAGCTACAACAAAAACTCGCAAAACTAAAGCACAACTGGTAGAATCTGTTGAAGTTACCGGTGAACCAACCGTTGGTCTCACGCAAGCTACCGAATAAGGTACATCATGAAACCTCTGAGCGCTTTTTACCCAAGAATACTGCCGTATTTACCCGGCTGCTCAGAGCCGTTGGTCGATCAGGTTTTGGTCAATTCCGCGATTGAGTTTGCTGAGACGTCTTTGACGTTACGCCAGAACCTTGATTCTTTCCGCACTATTGCCGGTGTTGACCAGTATGATCTTGACCCACCCACAGTTAACCATGACATTAATCGTGTTCGTGGTGTCACTCTTGACGGTAAAGAATTGACAGCGGGTTTGTTTGAAGCAATCCGCAATGATCTGCCAACAGCGCAAGCAAAGCCACGCGGTTTTTACACTGACCGCACAGATAACACATTCACTCTGAAGTTGTCACCACCACCCGACGGGAAATACACAGTTGTAGTCGCTGTTACATTGCGCCCATCTCGTGATGCGGTCTTACTCGACGACGACCTATACAATATCTGGATTGATCCTATTGTCTCTGGCGCGATTGCTCGCGCTATGCAGGTTCCCGATCAGCCGTTCACCAATTTTGCTAGAGCCCAACAGTTGATGGACTCAGCCGCTACTCAGACCAACGCCTCTCGTATTGAGGGCAACTATGGTTTGGTTCGCGGTTCCATGCGCGTTCGTCCCCGTCCTTTTGCTTGAGGTAAATCATGACCATTGCAGCACAATCAATTATCCGTCGTGTCGTTGAGACAATGCAGGACAACACGTCTGTGCGTTGGCCAGTGGCTGAACTTGTTCGTTACCTCAATGATGGTCAGCGTGAAGTGGTCTTGTACCGTCCTGACTCGATGGTGACTAACGCTACCGTGGCTCTTGCAGGCGGCGCGAAGCAGGCTTTGCCCGCTAACGGCTCCAAACTAATCGACGTTATCCGTAACACAAGCGGCAACAAGCGTTCCGTTCGCATGACCGTGCGCAACATCTTGGACACACAGAGCCCCAACTGGTACAACCTGACAGGCGTGACAGAGATTCTGCACTACATGTACGACGCTCGTGACCCCAAGGTGTTCTACGTATACCCACCAGCAGCCTCTTCAGGCGCTTCCGTGGAGTTGGTGTACTCTGCCTATCCAACAGACATCACAGAGCCCGCTGACGGGGCTGTATACAGTGCTGTGACCGGTAACATCAGCTTGCCCGATATCTATGGCAACGTCTTGGCCGACTACATCTTGTATCGTGCTTACACCAAAGATAGCGAGTACGCAGGTAACGCTCAACGCGCACAGGCCCACTACGCAGCCTTCCAAGCTGCATTGACAACCGAGATGGCTGGTACAACAGGCGTTGCGCCTAAAATCTGAGGTGACACATGGCCGAGAAAATTAAACTCGTACAGGGCGATACAAAGCCCGCCTTGGTGTGCAATATCACCGATGAGATCACGGGCGCTGCCATTTCGATTACCGGCGCTACAGTCTTGTTAAAGTTCCGTGCTGTTGGCGCGACCGATCTGACCGCTACTGTTACTGGTTCCGTGACTGACGGCGCTAACGGCCAAGTTGCTTTCTACCCAGCTTCTGCTCCCGCCATGTTGTTAGGAGAAGCCGGCGACTACGAAGGCGAAATCCAGATTACTTTCTCTGATGGCACAATCCAAACTGTTTACGACTTGCTGAAGTTTAAGCTCCGCGAGGACTTCTAATGGGCGTGACGGTTGTCAATAATGCTCTAGCGGCTTCTTCGGCTGTTACAAGAGCAAGGGCAAGCGTCGTCATCGTAGCGCCGATCGCCGAGACTTCGGCTGCGCTTTTATCCGCTGCAACATTTGCCTCGATTGCTGGGGCATCAATTACTCTTGTAGTTCCTGTTAGCAGCCTGAGCTATATCACAATGGCGTCGGGGGCGCGTCTTGATACGTCCGGCCGATTTCAATATTTTTCTGAAGTAGTCACAGTAGCGGACACTTCTTTTCGTGTAGTAGGGAAAACCCTTACAGATACATTCGCATCGACTGATTACATAACGTCGAAGTCTGCGGACATTGTCAAACATGATAGCGTTTCAGTTCCCGATTTTATTATCCGCACGCTTGAATTTATCCGCCGGTTCACAGACTCTTTTGGTTTTTCAGACAGCCCATCGTTTTCCACGGAAAAGCCATTAGTAGATATCTTTTTGATATCAGATGCGGCGGCCAAGGGCTTTAATAAACCTCGAGCGGATGCTTTCTCCTTATCTGATTCTGCCCCGGTGTTCTCCTACCAAGTAGCGTATTTTGATTCTTTTGCTCTTTCAGAAACTATACGCCGGACTTTTAGTAAAGCACTGATTGACAGCACGGGCACCACAGACGCGGCTCAGTTTGCTTTGGGCAAACACACCTCAGATATTTTTTATATTGCCGACAGTGCTAGCCGAAGCACGTCTAAGGCGCTGGTCGACAGTTTTACCCACACCGACGCTGCAGCAAAAGACACCGCCAAAGCATTGACAGACTCGTTCCCGTTGTCGGACTTTGCGACTAGAAACACAATAAAAGCTGCGTTTGACTCCTTTGGTAGCTCAGAAACCTTAACACGAGCCCTCGACAAAGGCGTGTTTGACAGCCTTGTGCTTTCTGATTTCTCCAGCCGTATTATTGGTCGTGTGATTAATGATGGCGTTGCAATGAACGACAGCGCCGATTTAGCGGATAATATTACCTACCAAGCTGTAAAATACATAACCAATCTAGTTTTTGTGGCAGACGCAACTACAGTATCTGCCAATCCAAACAAGAACGACACAGTATCTTTGGGCAGCAGTGGTGTTTTGACTTCCCAAAACTATTGTGATATGTCATACTTCGCAGAAGACTACGTCGGTTCTTCCCGCACATTTTCATAGGAGCTTCCATGTTAAACGACCAACTCAAAGTCACTGGCGACGTAGTCGTCGAAATCACTGGCCCAGACGGCCAAATTAAGGATCGCCGCGAGATTAAAAACCTTGTAGTGTCTACTGGAAAAACATTTATTGCAGGTCGTATCGTTGGTACTCCTACAGCTATGTCTCACATGGCTATCGGTTCTAATAATACTGCAGCCGCTACTAACGACGCTGCTTTGGGTAGTGAGTTGGGCCGCGTTGCGTTGTCTTCTTCCACCTCTGCAGGTGCAGTTGTTACTTATGTAGCTAGCTTCCCAGCCGGTACTGGCACTGGTGCTGTTGTTGAAGCCGGCGTTTTCAATGCTTCCTCCTCTGGCACAATGCTGTGCCGCACCGTGTTCGCTGTTGTTAACAAAGGCGCAGATGACGCCATGAGCATTACATGGGCGATTACAGTTAGCTAATTTTTGGAGTAGTGTTGTATGGTTGATATTGTTACCCGAGCGGGTAAGGGCTCGCCTCTTACAAATAACGAAGTCGACGCAAACTTCACCAATCTAGCGGAAGTAGCCGGTATTACCGGAGAACCCATGGGTCATGAAGACCGTACAACCTCCGCGATTAGCTTCAACGCATCGACCCGTACGTTCACGATTGCACCTGTAAGCGGTAGCTTTACAGTTTGGTGCAAAGGCAAGAAGGTTGTTGTTAGTTCGGCGCAGACTGTTACCATCCCAAACACAACTGGGATGCATTCGATTTATTACGATGCAAACGGCACGCTGCTATCTAAAATTGGGTACTTCAGTTTCTCTACAGAAGCTCCGACTGCCTACGTTTATTGGAACGCGACAACCGGTGCAGCCCCATACTTTGGCGACGAACGCCACGGTGTTGTTCTAGACTGGCAGACGCACGAGTATTTGCACCGCACACGCGGCGCTGCTATTGCGAATGGTTTCTTGGCTAGCGGCTATACGCTGAACAACTCAGCTACCAATGCGGCGACGCAGATTGCAATTGAGTCTGGTACGTTTTTTGACGAGGACATGAAGATCGACATCGTGTCGACTGCTACGCCTACCGCTGGTACATACCAACAGAACTTGTTGTTCCCCGCAAAGATTCCAGTACTGCACCTGCAAGGCACTTCGTGGGTTATGGACGCTCCCACAGATTTCCCGTTTAAGCAGGGCACATCCAGACCTCAGTACAACTCCCTCTCTGGTGGTGTTTGGAGTACAGCAGACGTTGGCAATAACCAACATGCCACGACATGGATTCTGGCTACAAACAATTTAACGTACCCCGTTATTGCGATCATTGGTCAATCTGCCACAGATAATCTAGGTGAAGCCGAAGCGTTTTCCTTTGCTGATTTGAGCCTTACAGGTTTCCCATCGGTTGAGTTTAGACCGCTGTACAAACTGATTTATAAAGCTTCAGACGGCTACGCAAATAGCGTGAACGCCCAACTCGTCAGTATTGTCGATTTGCGTTCTATCTCCGCAGTTGGCTCCGTCGCAAACCCTGCTACTGACCACGGTAACTTGTCTGGTTTGTCTGACGACGATCACCCCCAGTACTTGAGCGTTGACACTGTTCGTGGCACTTTGACTGCTGCTGTTAAAGCCAGCTTCTTGCCATCTCAGGCAGGTAACGCAGGTAAGTTCCTGACAACGGATGCCACGTCCACTTCATGGGCTTCGCTGACTAGTGGTAATATTACAACAGCATTAGGGTTTACCCCATATAACGCTACCAACCCCGCTGGCTATATCACTGGTATTACGTCCAGTAACGTCACTACAGCATTAGGGTTTACCCCATATAACGCAACGAATCCTAGCGGGTTTGTTACTGCCGCAGGCGCTCGTGGCGCAATCTCTGTTACCGGTGCAGGTTCGTACGACTCAGCCACTGGTGTGATTAACATCGTCGGTGGTGTGACAAGTTTCAATACTCGCACAGGCGCGATTACTTTGTCGTCTGCTGACGTTACGACTGCGTTGGGTTTTACACCCTACAACAGCACGAATCCGAACGGCTACCTGACAGGCATCACATCGACGCAAGTCACAACGGCTTTGGGGTACACGCCTTACAACAGCAGCAACCCATCGGGCTACATAACTGGCATCACATCCAGCATGGTGACAACTGCTTTGGGCTTCACACCCTACAGCAACGCCAACCCAAGTGGGTACATAACGAATTCTGCGTTGTCAGGTTATTTGTCCAGTGCGTCTGCGGCTAGTACTTATTTGCCTTTAGCTGGGGGAAATTTAACAGGCGCTATTTCGTGGGGCACTAGCCTTCCAAACGCTAAAAGAATTATTGGCATTTATCAATCAGGTAATTTCTTCAGCGGCATTGGTATGGATGCTAGCAATGCTGGCGTCAGGATTGCCGGAGATGGCGGAGCCGGAACACTTCTTGATGTCGGTCAGTATTCGACTGATGGAAACTATACTTGGACATCTCGTCTTTTAGTTTCAACATCGTATGCAAGTTTCAATGGGAGCACAATTCTCCACGCCGGTAACTACAACTCATATGCACTGCCTTTGAGCGGTGGCACATTATCTGGTAACTTAACAGTTGGTACTGCTGGAAATACTCGCGGAATTCTAAATACCAACGGAGATTTTTATAGTTACTACTCAGCAGAAACTAGCCCACGCGTTCAACTTGGCAGAGACATTGGTGTTAGCGGCGGTGCGGGTATTGCTTTTGGGGGCGGTAGTTATGCGCTTTTAGGAACCAACGACACATCTGGTGCTTCTTTTTACATCAAACTAGCTACAACTATAGGTACTGTTACAACAAGTCCTAGCTTTTCGTTTTTGTCTTCTGGTTTTTATGTTGGCTCAAACCTTGCACTTCATGCAGGTAACTATAACTCTTACGCCCCAACATTAACAGGTACAGGAGCGTCAGGTACTTGGGGTATTAATGTTACCGGATATGCAGCCACGCTGAAGCCAACAAATGTAACTAATTCAACCGCATCTACATGGAATCCCGGCAGTCTGACATATCAAGCTTGGGGGCAGGCATTTTCGCACTCCAGCATTTCCGGAGATTCTGGTGATTTGACGCTGTGGCTGCGCCCATCGCAGTACTCTGGTGGCGGCACTGAGTTGAATATGTACATTGACGGAGATTACTACTCAGGTACAGGTACAGCTAGAGTACTTAACGCAAGTAACTACAGCTCTTACGCCCTGCCGTTGAGCGGCGGTGGTGTGTCAGGCGACGTTGGTATTTTGCGTAGACGTTTGTCATTCAGCTCCGTTTACAACGACCCGAATCACTCCATCTACAACAACTACAACAATATCGATGGTGAAGGTGGTTTTGATGGAATGAAAATTAATGCCTATGCGGGTTTAAAAATACGCACAGGTAACGCATCCGGCGCAGTACCAACAACTATTCTTGACTTAACTTCTTCCGCCGTAAATATTAGCACAGCGCTTCAGCAATCTGGAAATCAAGTTCTCCACGCAGGCAACTACAGTTCGTACGCTCTACCTTTGAGTGGCGGTACCGTTACGGGAACAACGGCTTTTACGCGCACCGACGATAATGCTATTTCTGTAGGTACTATTCGTGGTCGCGCTGTTGGCAGTCAAAGCGGAGAGTTTATACACCTTTATGAGCGAGTCCATATTGGATCGCCTGCTGGATGGGGGTCTCGCACTGCACCATCATACGGTCTATCGACATACGGTGGATGCGCGTTAGCAACCGATACTGGTTCAGTTACCATTGGCGGCAATACTGCTATTCACGCAGGAAACTATAGCTCCTACGCCCTACCTTTAGGTGGAGGTACCGTAACAGGAACTACAACGTTCTCCCAAGGTCTTCGTATTGGCCCAACACCCGGCGATCCAAATGCGTACATCATCACGCGCACGATGCCAGCGGGTGATCCGAACGTTGGTAATGAAGCCACCGAGCTTTTACTGTTCCACTCGAACGATCCAGCAAATGGAGCAGGCCCAGATTACATTACGCTTCGCGCTCCAGCGATTCGTTTCCAGACCTATAACGATGCATCTGTAGCCGACCCTGATAATAGCGCAGGCTGGAATAACCGCCTGACAATTTCTCCTGCCGGTGTTGTCAACTCTGTAGGAACGTTGACGCAAGGTGGAAATCAAGTTCTTCACGCTGCAAACATCAACAGTTACATCCCAAACTGGGGAACTGGTGTCAGTGGAAACTATTTGGTGCAGCGCGATGGCAACGGCTATATTTACGCCAACCACGTCAATTTTAGTACCGGTATTGAAAATCCATCTATTAACAGTTTCATCACTGAGAATGGTGACGGTTGGTCTCGTAAATCTTCATTAGCGCATGTTAAGAATTCTATTAAGGACATTGCCGACGGTACTTGGGGTATTAACATTACGGGTAACTCAAACTACTCTTCATACTCAAATCGTTTAGAGACAAACTATATTGGTGGCCAACAATTAAACCCACAAACGTATTTCAACAACGGCGTTGGTTTGAAGGTTGCCATGACTGCCGTAGCCGGAGTCTGGTCTGACACGTTGTGGATCAATGGTTACGCTGGCGGCGATGTGTTGTCAATGTGTGCACTGCATACGCAGCGTAACGGCACGCCAAGGATGTATATCAGTACCCAAACGTCTACTGGTACATCATATGGAACGCTCTACGAGTTCTTGACTGGATATAACTACGCCAGCTATGTAAACCCAAAAAGTGGCGGTTGGTATGGCTCTGGTTTACCCGGAAGTCGTTGGGGTGGACACAGCGTCAGCGGTGGTGAAATTTCATTTGGCGATGGATTACCAAACCCCGGTCAGATGGGAATTTTGATCGATGGTTGTTACGTCGCCGGTGAAAACAACGGATTCTGGTCTATAGATAGTGCCAATACTTGGGGTTCGCGCCGAGGTATGTATTGGGATGGTAGCTACCTGAACTTTACAACTAACAGCGCTACTGCTTATTTTAGTAATGCGTTAATTGGTGGAAACCAAGTTCTCCACGCAGGGAACTATAGCTCCTACTCTGTTCCATTGGGCGGCGGGACTATGTCAGGCACGCTTTCGTTTAACCAGCCAGTGGGGCTTGGTTTTGCCAACGGCCAATACATCAAAGACAACGGCAGTGGCGGTCTTGTTATCTATAGCGGTGCTGCGGTCAATATAAACGGCACATCTATAAGTGTAGGTGGCGATTTGACTGTAAGTGGAACACTCCGCGCCTACTCTAATGCCATTCGTGCCAGAAGAATCGATTGGGTAAGTGCCGGTGATAGTCCATATTCAGACCCATACGTATTACGTTGGAGGGGTGAGAACGACGGTGATACTGGAAGTTTATCTTGGCTCGAACTTCAGATGAACGATGATTCGAACGAGGAGTTCCGTATCTATGGCTATTCTTGTAGTGGTTATGGTTGCGGTGCAATTTCAGGTAATCTTTATCATAGATTTGATGCCAGCGGAAATGCTTGGCATGCTGGAAACGTTACGGCTTACTCAGATGCACGAGTAAAAGATAACGTAACCGTCATCGGTAACGCAGTATACAAAGTCATGCAGATTCGTGGCGTAACGTTTACCAGAACAGATCGAGCAGATACCGAAAAGCGTCATGCAGGTGTTATTGCGCAGGAAGTAGAATCGGTACTGCCGGAAGTCGTTGATACTGACGAGTTTGGTATGAAATCTGTCGCATACGGCAACATGGTTGGCCTGCTAATTGAAGCTATAAAAGAGCAACAGTCGCAGATCACAGAACTGAAAAGGACTATTGATGAAATTCGTGGATGAAGAAACCAAAGCTTTTAGGCTAAGCCAATGTGATTCCTGCGAGCAACGCAACTCAGTTGGAATCTGTAATGCCTGCATGTGCATCATCAAAGCTAAAGTGAGATTCACAGCTGCTCTTTGTCCCTTGCACAGATGGGGCGAGGAAGGGCCACTCCCAACAGAAGAAGAATTGAATGCCATCAGAAACGATGCTAGACTTTAAACTATCGATATCACAACTCCTTAAGGAAACACCATGTCAGCAACTTTTACAATCAAAATAAACGGCATCCGTACTACAACTGTAGGCGAGCGTGCCAACGTCGTTAAGCAAGTAGACTGGGCATTAGTCGGCAAAGAATCCAGTCAGACGTTTGAATTGCCTCAGAGCACGACACTTGCAGACCCAGATGGCCAGCCTTTTGTTGAGTTATCTAATTTGACTGAGGCAGAAGTTACCGCTTGGGTTGAAGCCGCTGCGGGAAACATTGACGGCATCAAAGCCCACATTCAGATGGTTCTTGACAGAGAAGTCGCTAGAGCCGCATTGGCTGATACAGCCATGCCTTGGGTTCCAGTAGTTGAAACCCCCACAACACCTGCTCCTTGAGTAAATCATGACGCTGCAAACCTCCGGGCCAATTTCAATGGAGCAAATTAACGCTGAGTTTGGTCTTGGCGGTAATCTAAACGCCTACCGGGGTAATATTTGGTTCACTGATACTTACGGCGAACAAGGTTCTTTTGGGACGCCAATATCATTTAGTGACTTTTACGGCAAACGCGCAACTAATCCTCTCGGCGGCGGTGGCGGCGGCTACGAATACAATTAGATAGGAATCCGATCATGGACAACCAACAAATCTTTAACTTCGTTGTAGCTATCGCTGCATTCTTGGCCGTCTTTGTCTTTAACCAGACAACCCGGAAAATCCAAAAGTTGGAAGACGAGATGGTTTCCATGCGGGAAAATATCCTGAGAGACTACGTCCAGAAGGATGACTACAAGTCTGACATAGCCGAGATCAAAACCATCCTGCGCCAAATCTTCGACAAGCTTGACTCGAAGCAAGACAAATGATGTATGCGCTGGCTGCTTATTCCGCTTATCTCGCTCGTTTTCTGGGCGAGTGCCAAAGCACCCTGCACAATTTCAGACTTCTACGGACTGAGCTGGCTGGGAAACCCCTCGGAGCGGCACCAGAGATTGTCGGAGTGGCTCACCACCAATGGTGATAATTGCTCTTCGGAGCAGCTAGTTGGTATTTGGAATAATCTTGCCGCGTGGGCGGGGGTTGCGGATAGCGCAGAGTTACGGCAGAAGGTCTTGTTCTACTACGCCCGTGCGGTTGAAAGGGAAAAGAAATGATTACCTTAGACAAGTGGTACCCCATGGTGCAACCCACCTATGATGCAAGGACAATCGCCTTTGACAGAGCCGTTGAAAAGAAACAGGCTGAGTACGACGAAGCCCTCAAGGCTAACAAACTTGAATTTAAAACACGTGAATTAGAGATGGAGCTGTACGACAAACGGGCTAGGCAGAATACGATATCGTTAGAGAATATCAACAACCCCCGACGTTTTGCAATATTTGTATGAGGACACAACATGGAAATCACAATGCGCGAAAGACTAACATTTTGGGTCACTTTCATGATAAGCATCACCCTATGCTTTTCGGTATTGGCCATGGTGGTTGCGTTCTTGATGGGACTTTGGGCGAAAGAAGTCGACAACGGCGAGATATTCAAAATGATTTCCCCCGCGTTCTCAACACTTATCGGTGGCATGATTGGCTTCTTGTCGGGTATCAAACTTAATCAAACTGAGGAAAAGGATAAAAAATGTTAACTCTCTTGTCTACGCTGATGTCGTTCTTGATGGGCGGCCTGCCAAAGATTCTTGAATTCTTCCAAGACCGTGCTGATAAGGCACACGAGTTAGACCTTGCCCAGATGCAAATTACTCGCGAGTTGGAAATGCGCAAAGCCGGCTTTGAAGCCCAAGAGCGCATCGAGCACATTAAGTCTGAACAGCTTGAAACCCAAAGCGCAGCCAACACAACACAGACCCTGATTACTGCACAACAAGCTGAGATGCAAGCCGTCTACGCTCACGACATGAGCCTCAATGAAGGTACATCCACATGGATGAAGGATTTGCGTGCTAGCGTGCGCCCCGTCATTACTTACGGCTTTTTCTTCTTGTTGGTGTTTATTGACGTTGGCTTGTTTGCCTATGGCTGGAATCGAGGCGTGCCTTTTACAGAACTGGCAGAGATGTTGTGGGATTCTGACACTCAGGCTTTGTTCGCTTCGATTATTGCGTTTCACTTCGGTGGCCGGGCTTTTGGCAAATGAACATCTCCGAGAAATGCTTACACATGATCCGGCACCACGAAGGTGTCCGGACAAAACCATACCAGTGCCCTGCTAAATTGTGGACGATCGGTGTTGGGCATGTGATGTACCCCGAGCAGGGTAAGCTGAAGATTGAAGACCGCAATGCTTTTCAGACAAAGCCAGAGGACATGCGGGTTTACACCATGGAAGAAGTCGATGCAATTCTTCGTAGCGATCTCAAACGATTTGAGCAGGGCGTGGCTAAGTTTTGCCCAGTACCCCTTACACAAGGTATGTTTGATGGCCTTGTTAGTTTTAGTTTCAATGTCGGTCTTGGAACACTCCAGCGTTCAACGCTTCGTCAGAAACTTCTTCGCGGGGATAAAGAGGGCGCTGCTGAGGAACTCCTGAAGTATTGCATGGCGGGCGGTAAGGTGTTAAAAGGCTTGCAAAAACGTCGCATCGATGAACGTGCCTTATTTATGAGTTAAGACTACAATCGGTGCATATAGGAGTGAGCTATGGCCGTTATTCGCTTTGGGGGCTTCGGCGGTGAAAACCGAGCGATTAACCCCGTCATGTTTCCTGATACTGTAGGCGTTGTTTCCCGCAACCAAAAGCCCGGGCGCGGTGACTTGCGTGCTTGGAAATCCCCAACAACTGTTGCAACTGTCCCCTCTGGCCGCCAGACTATTTATCGCATGGGTCGTGACGTAAACTCCGACTCTCAGTATTGGCTTAGCTGGACAGGTACTGTTAACGTGGTTCGAGGCTTTGATGCTGCGGACACTACAGAGCAAACATACTACACAGGTGATGGCGCTCCTAAATTCACCAACAACGTCATTGGCTTAGCCACTGCACCCTACCCCACAACAAGCCGCCCCATGGGGCTGCCAGCGCCCGTAGACGCGCCCACAGTATCTGGAACAAACTCCAGCTCTGCAGAACCCGTGGTTGAGTATTACTACTATGTATATACCTACGTGAACAGTGCAGGCTGGGAATCCGCTAACTCGCCCGTGAGTGCTCTTGTAACCCGTGACAACCTTGGCTCAACGACCATATCTAACTTTAGTGCGGCCCCATCGGGCAACTACGACATTGTCAAAATCCGCATTTACCGCACACAGGGTAGCTCCACTGGCACAGACTTTTACTTCTTGCGTGAGATCGCTACCGGCACTTCGTCTACAACTGACGACAACCGAGACCTTGGTGAGATTCTTGGAACTGCTAACTGGCTTCCAGCCCCCGGTATTCCGACAGGCGGCACATCGAACATTACAGAGCCAACGCTTTCTAACCTGACAGCTATGTGGAACGGCATGATGGCCGGCATCTCTGGTAACTCTGTGCGTATCTGTGAACCTTACGCGCCATATGCATGGCCTGCTGCTTATGAAATTATTCCTCCTGATAGCAAGCCTGTTGGCCTTGGAGTGTTTGGTCAGGCTATGCTGGTATTAACCACAGGTCGTCCGCTGATTACGCAGGGCTCTACGCCTGATGGCATGGATCAACAACCGCTTGAGATACAGCAAGGCTGCGTTGCGGCACGCTCTATTGTGAGCATGGGTACTGGTATTGCTTGGGCATCTGAGGATGGTCTGTGCTGGTTCGGAGCCGGCGGCCCTCGTGTTCTGACAAACGGAATCATGCTCCGCGAAGACTGGCAAGCCCTTGTGCCGACTAGCATCATTGGTAAGATGTATGAGGGTTTGTACCTAGGTAGTTATGATGATGGTTCCGGCCGCAAGGGATTCCTCATTGACCCCAACGGCGGAGGTATGTACTTCCTCGATACTGGCTACGAAGCTATGTACTTTGATAGCCTTAAGGATCAACTGTATGTATTAACAGGTACAAACATAGGTAAGTGGGATACCGGTACCTCGATGACTTATCGTGCACGCAGCAAACCATTCCGCCAAGGCTCCCCAATCAACTACGCTGCCGCGCAAGTAAACGCAAACGCATACCCTGTGACTTTCCGTTTGTACGCCGATGGTTCACTCAAGCACACGCAGACCGTTGCAGACCGCAATCCGTTCAGACTGCCCAGTGGTTATCGCGCCTTTGAATTCCAGATTGAGCTCGAGGGAACCAACCCCGTGCAGGACGTGGCTATTGCAACATCTGTTGAGGAATTGAAGCAGATATGAGAAACGATATCCCCAGCGACAGCGCCAGTAATTTTGGCCCTCGCGTACGCGAAACCTTGATGACCTATTTGGGTAAGCAGGGCGACCCGCTCGACCGCGGTCTTATTTTGCGTGACCTTGTTGAAGCTGGGATTATCTCTCTTAGCAACTATAACTTTGGCGGTGGCGTAGCTCCGATTACTGTTGGCAATGCAATCATCGACGAGGCTGACTTAACTCCTCCGCCAACTCCGACGGGCTTTACCGCAACAGCCGCAATTACTAACCTGATTGTTGAGTGCGACGACCCCACGTACAGACAAGGCCATGGCCACAAACAGTCACGTCTTTATGGCGCTAAACGCGCAGGCAGCGCACCTCAGCCTGTCTTTGCCGATGCCATAGAAATCACCCAGTTTGCTGGTGCAGTAACTTCATACTCAACAGACCCTGCTACCGAGTGGCACTTGTGGCTTAAGTGGGAAACCAAAGACGGCGTGCTCAGCATAAGCCCCGCGGGTGGAACTAATGGAGTTGTTGTAACCACAGGCCAAGACGTCGCCAAACTCCTCGAAGCGCTTACTGGAAAGTTACGGGCTGAACAACTGTACTCTGATTTGGGTTCTCGGATTAACCTGATTGATGCAGAGGCAAGTGTCCCCGGCTCAGTTAACGCCCGTGTTGGCGCGGTACAGGCACAGATCAACGACATCCAGAATACGCCCGCATACTCAGGTTCTGTTACGTACTCTGCAAACGACTTGGTAACATATAACGGCGCTATCTACCAAGCGAAGTCTACAACGACTGGCAATCTACCTACCAACACTACTTATTGGACAAAGGTCGGAGATTACACATCTCTGGGTCAGGTGGTTGCGGCCCATACTACACAGATTGCAACAGTTGTTAGTGACCTTGCAGCGGAAGTAACTCTTCGCCAGACTCTGGATGCCCAAGTCAACAATGCTACTACTGGTCTTCCCGCTACCCGCGCAAACCTATCGACAAACTATTACACCAAAGCTGCCACAGATTCCGCGATTGCTTCGGCGACTAGCGTACTAGTTTCTACGACTGCATTGAATTCCGCACTAAGTAATTACACCAATACTGCAGGTTTGGTAGCGGACTATTACACAAAGACAGCAACAGACGCCGCAATTAGTTCTGCTACGCAGTACCTTGTATCCAACACAGGTTTGAGCAACGCCTTAAGTGCGTATACCAACACAGCAACCCTGACTGCAAACTATTACACAAAGACAGCCGCAGACTCGGCCATTAGCCAAGCAACGCAGAATCTCGTATCTAACACAGGGCTTACAACTGCCTTAAACGCGTACACCACTACAGCGACTCTTAACACGCTGTACTACACCAAGACTGCCACCGACTCGGCGATTAGCGCGGCTACATCTAACTTGGTATCAACGACTGCTCTTAATAGCGCCCTGAGTGCATACACAAATACAGCAACGCTTACAACTAACTACTACACCAAGACCGGTGCTGACACCGCTATCAGTAATGCAACGACCAATCTGGTCTCCAACAGCGGCTTGGCTTCTACACTAAGTAATTACCCTACTACTTCTACGCTGACGACAAACTACTACACCAAGACAGCTACCGACTCTGCAATCAGTTCCGCCACATCAACGCTTGTATCTACAAGCACACTAAACAATTACACAACAACTGCTGCACTGCAAGCCAACTATTACACCAAGGCGAGCGGCACTGATCTCGAGGGTAAGTACACGGTCAAGGTTGACCTCAATGGTTATGTCTCCGGCTATGGCTTGGCTTCTACCGCTAACACGGCTGGGGCTTCTAGTACTTTTGCTGTACGTGCGGATTCGTTCTATATTGCAAGCCCTAGCGGCCCGGGGATTAGCCCCACGATGCCATTCATTGTCCGGACAACACCTGTCACCATCAATGGCGTAGATGTCCCCGTTGGCGTTTACATGACCGATGGCTACATCCAGAACGGCACAATTACAAACGCCAAGATCGCCGACCTCGCAGTTGACAACGCCAAGATTGCTTTCCTGTCTGCTGACAAAATTAGAGCCGGCTCAATCAGTGTTGGTCAATACATTCAGTCAGCTAACTACGTCTCGGGCTCTTCGGGCTGGAAGATTAACGGTGATGGTGCTGCTGAGTTTGCCGCTGCCTCTATCCGTGGGCAACTGGTTGCGTCTCAGATTAACTCTGCGGGTTTATCCATCCGTGCGGCCGACGGCTCAATCATTCTGTCTGCGGGCTCCAGCGTTGCGGCAAGTTCTTTCGGAGGCAATGTCACAGGGTCTCTGGCTGGTACTGCGGCTTCGACTGTTGTAAATACAGCAAACTCTGCTTCATCTGCTGCGGCCACTGCTCAAGGCACGGCTAACTCGGCTGCTTCTGCGGCTTCTACCGCACAGGGTACAGCTAATACAGCTGTCAGCGCAGCTTCTACTGCTCAGGCTACGGCCAACAACGCCGCCTCCGCAGCCTCTAATGCACAATCTACAGCTAACGCTGCTGCCTCCGCCGCCGCCACTGCTCAAGCTACTGCTGACGCCAAACTTTCAAGATCGGGTGCGCAGATTCTGACTGGCCCTGTGACGCTAAATTCAACAGGCGCGATTACTGTGGGCAACCCTGCGATTAACGGCGTCCCCGGGTACAACGGTTACTACATTGGTAGCACGGGTATTGTTGGCACGCAGAACGGCAATGTAACTTTTGCTCTGGACAACGCAGGTAACGCTACGTTTAAAGGCAACTTAACTGGCGCATCTGGTACGTTTGGTGGCTCTGTTGCCGTGGGTTCTAGCCCCGAAGTCTCTGGCACATCCATGACCGGTTATGGTGCAAAGATTAACAATGACGGCACATTTGCATTTGGCAACCCAACAACCAACATCTCCTACAACGGCGGAGCGGTAAACTTAAACGGCGACTTGATCGCCACGGGTAACATTAAGTCTAATGCTGTAACAACCACCCGCTTTAATTTTAAACAAGCCAACACCGAGCTGACAGGAGGTGTATGGACAACCATACTTTCTGTACCAATAACTAGCACTGGCGGGTCTTTAGTAATAACTACAAACGGCAACCAAAAAGTTGGTTATAACATTGAGGGGGAAGGAACTACTCCGGTGGCCCCTACGTTCCGATTACTAAGAGACTCAAACGAACTAGTTGTAAAAACAATTCCGGGCGGCCTTGGCATTTATGGATCGTGTGATGCAAGTATGAACTATGTCGATGAGCAACCGCCGGGTACTTACACTTACTACCTCCAAGGCAATGGGCAAAGCGCATCTAGCGGCGATTACCCGGGTGTTTCTATTGCGTTTTTATTAGTCACGGAACTCAAACGATGATCTACACTATATACAACACAACTACGGGACAAATACTCAGAGTTGTTGGAACGGATGACATTCAAGAGCAGCTTGGCGTAGGTGAGGCGTACTTTGAGGGTTGGTGCGATGATAGTAAATACTATGTAAAAAACGGCGCCTTAGTTGAAATCCCGCCAAAGCCAAGCCAATACTCCAACTTTAACTATGAGACAAAACAGTGGGTTGAAAATACCTCTTTATTAATTGTTGATGTAAGGGCCAAACGCAAGTTGTTGCTTAGTGGCTCCGACTGGACTCAATTGCCCGACGTACCATTGACTACTAAGACCACATGGGCTACCTATCGTCAAGCGCTCAGGGATATCACAACGCAATCTGGATATCCTTTTGAAATCGTCTGGCCAACTCCACCACAATAATACATAATACGCAAATGGCAGAACTTGTCTTTAACCAGAAGGATCGGATTGGCGCTTGGGTTGCAGAGCGTGTGGGTCAGGCTGGAGATTGGGGAAGTTTTTATGCTCTTGGCGTTGTTAACGGCGAAGAAGTCCTAGCCGGAGTAGTCATAAACAATTACAATGGCGCAAATGCTACATGTCATATTGCGATCGCACGGCAGACTAAGCAGTTGATTTCCCTCTTAGAGCATGTGTGCAACTATGCATTTAATCATTGCCAGCTGAAAAGACTAACTGGTATGGTACCCACAAATGAACCCCACATCATAGAATTTGACAAGCATCTTGGATTTGAGGAAGAGTTTGTAATGAAGGACGGCGCACCCGGCGCTGATATGCAGATTTTGGTAATGCGGCCTGACACTTGTCCTTGGCTGCGCAAGGAGTAAATATGGGCGGAAAATCGTCACCACCACCACCGGACTACTCGGGCCTGACTGCTGCCACAGATCGGGCGACTGCTACTGCTGAACGCTTGAGCAATCGGTCTATGGACTTTGCAGAACGTCAGTATGAGGAGATGAAACCTCTGGCGCAACGCGTTGCCGCCCAGCAGATGGCTGCCCAAGAGCAGCAGATGAAACAAGCTCAAGATTACTACGACTACCAACAAAAAACGTTTCGACCGTTAGAGACTGGATTGGTACAGCGAGCGCAAGATTACAACACTGAAGCCAACCGCACACAACTTGCGGCTCAAGCCGCTGCCGACGCAGCTAATGCATTCCAAGGCGCACAAAACGTATCTAGTCGTGAGATGGCTCGCCGAGGTATAAACCCATCTTCTGGTGCAGGTATTATGCTTCGTAACCAGAACGCTTTGGGTCTTGCATCAATGACTGCGGGTTCCGCTAATAACGCACGCCGAGTTGCAGAACAGACTGGTTGGGCTCGTAGCATGGATGTTACTGGTCTTGGTCGTGGTCTTGCCGGTGCTTCACTTGGTGCATACAGCGGCGCTAATTCTGCTGGTACTGCGGGCCTTGGTTCCGCCATGTCGGCAGGTTATCAATTCACTAATGCGTTTGGCAAAGGTGCAGATTATGCCATGACTGGTGCTCAGATGGGTATGACCGGTGCAGGCAATATCCTTACCTCACAGACAAATGCTTATAACGCCGGTATGGCTCAGCAGGGTCTCGACGTCGGTGGTTTGTTAACTGGAGCAGCTAAGGCTTACACAGCGTTCTCTGATCGTCGCCTTAAAGAAAATATTCAAATGGTCGGCCGCGACGAGCGCACTCAGTTGCCGCTTTATGAGTTTGAATATATCAACGGTTCTGGTAAACGTTACCTTGGTGTCATGGCACAAGATGTTATTGAGACATATCCAGATATGGTCTTTACAATGCCTGATGGTTTTATGGCAGTGAACTACGCCGGACTAGGCATTGAAATGGTGGAGGTGGATCATGCGGCTTAATTTTAATAACATTGGCAAGGGTATTGAGGCTATTGCTGGAGCAAAACAGGCTGAGGACTTGGCTAAAGCCGCAAAGCCATACGAAAACAACATTACCGAAGGCGCATATGGTGTTGGGCTAGCTCCTAGCCTGCAGAATGTTATTGGTGTACGGGATGAAGCTTTACAAGGCTTAGGCGAAGATGCTACACCAGAGCAACGCCAGCAAGTCATAGATCAGTACACACCCGCTATGTCCGAGTTAAGCCGACGCGTCGGCTTACAAGGCCCTGACTACACTGTCGGAGGTTATGGCCCTTCTTACGAAAGTAAAGATGCGGCTCGAATGGCGAATGCTGGATTACGTTCTGAAGCCCTTGCTAATGTCTATCGCCGCTATGGTGATGTGGAACGAGCTGATGCCTTAGAAGGCCGCGCTCTAGAGATGCGTCGTGGATTAGAAGCTGAGAACCGTGCAAGAACAGCGGAAAAACGTGCAGAAAAACAATTTGAAACTTCACAAGAAGAAGCTCGTTTGCGTATTAATAGAGAAACGCGTGAAGGCGATCAACTAAAAAAACTGGATGAGGTTGACACAGAAGCTGGCAGGTTTCTTACAAACCGACTTACTGACCAAGAGGGCAATGTTAGAGCTGCAACCCCAGATGACATGCTTGCTCAATTGCAGCATCGCGCAACTTTGCTCCAGCAAAAGGGTTTAGGTAAGCACGCTACTGATGCGCTCAAAGATTACCAAAGCATTGCAGTTAACGCAATTCAATTACAAACCGCGGAGCGAAATGACGAACTTGTTCGTGTGTCCGGCGCTGTGAGCCAAGGCATATTTAAACCCGCTGCAGCGTTCTATGACAAATTTATTCATGATGGTGCTAAAACTACAGATATCGTCGAGAACAAGGACGGCTCTATAACTGTGTCTCGCGTACGTGACGACGGCGTCGCTTTGCCTGATACTAAGATTAAAAATAAGGAAGAACTTCTTGTAAGGCTCAACTCCTTCAAAGACCCATTGGCGCTGTACAACTACAGTAAAGATCAATTTGACCAAAATATGAAGGTCAAACAACTTGCAGTGTCTGAAGGACAGCTTAAAGTATCTCAAGGACAGCTTAGCGTAGCTGAAGGTCAGTTGGGTGTCTCACAAGAAAATCTTAACATTACTAGGGAAAGAGAAGACCGTCTGGCCAAACCTATTCAGACCATGGTTGAAGACCTCAGAGGTGCCGGTCTTGATGTTAGCACTGCCGATATTAAAGCTTTAGCTAAGCTCGACAAACCCGAAAGCGCGGCGGTTAAAGCTCAAGCTGATGCCATTCTCAAAAGCATTGATCCCTTGCAACCCAAGTCGTTGGAAACTGCGCAGGCTAAGCTCAACGAGTTGTATAAAGGCGTAGCACTGCAAGACCGCAATAAAACAATTGTGCAAGGACTTGTCCGCGCTAAGAAAGACGGTAACGAAGAAACCGCTATTGAAACCTTACGCTCAAACGGGATTGGTGAAGATACTATTGCTGGGTTGGCTAGAGAGGCAGGTATAACATATACACCATCTTCTACAGCGCGGCCTTCGGCACCGGCTTCTGCCCCTGCTACAGCGGCACCGGCTTCTGGTATTAACACATCCCGCACTGGTACTGTCGAAGCTAATCCATATGTTAATACTGCAGGTAAGCCAACTGGTTTAACTACGGGAGCGCCATCTATTGCTTCACAAGTACTTCCACAAGTTGCACAAACAGTAGAAAATACAGTAGGATCAGTGCCAGCCGCAACTCGGTATTTGCAAGGTAAAATTGACCGAAAAGAACCACTAAGCACGACTGAAACTGCAAGAGCGAAAATGCTCGGCCTTATCAAATAATAGCAAGGTACTAAGCATGGACTACTTCGACGGCCTTTTCTCTGATAGCGAACCGAAGAAAAAGAAGGAACGAGAAGTTGGTATTACTGGCTCGGCGGCTCCTAATTATTTTGGTAATTCTATTCTTCCAGATAGTTACTTTGCTAGCCAAGCACCAGTGCAACAGGAACGAGTAAACAACCCCGGTTTTATGTCCGATATCAAGCGGGCATCTGGGCAGTTTATTTCTGGTGCTGGTTCTACCTTGCGTGACATTGGCGCCGAGCAATTAGGCGGAGATATCGAACAGTACGGTGCCGGTATTGTTCGCCGTAACCCTAGCGAAATTAGTTCTTTTAGTGATGTCCTGTCACGCCCACTTACAACTGCTCGTGAAGCTGTTGGTGAAGTTGCCCCACAGGTAGGTCTTACTGTTGGTGGTCAGGTAGGTGGTCGTTTAGTTGGCGGTGCATTGGGCCTCCCGTTCGGCCCTGCAGGTGTTGCAGTTGGTCAACAGATTGGTGGTTTCGTAGGCGGTTTGTTACCTACTGCTGTGCAGACATATGGTGGTATCCGTTCTGAGCAACGTGAAAAAGGTATCGATGAAAAAGGTCGCGCCCTTGCGGTTACTATACCCGCTGCATTGCTTGAGCGTTTTGGCGGTGCGGAACGAGTTGCGCTAAGGGTTGCCGGAGAGGGCACAGAATTCTTAGCTCGTGAGTTGGGCTCTAACGCATATAAAGCGGCTGCTAAACAGTTTGCCCGTGGTGGTGTCGAAGAACTTGTCACTGAGATTCCACAGACAGCACTTGAGCGTTATGGTGTTAGTGGACAAGCTTCTGACCTTACTAGCGCCGAAGCATTAAACGAATATGGTGTTGCTGGTGCCAAAGCATTCCTAGGTGGCGGTGCTATCCGCACTGGTTTGTCTGTCGCTGCAGGCACACGCCCAGACCCGACCGTTACGATTCAACCTGACGGCACTATTACATCCAACCAACCATTGCCCGGTGCCGATGGTGAAGTCGACCTGACTAACCCAAACAACGTCATCACAACTCCTGAAGCCGCGGCTAAAAAGCTTTCAGAATTTGATCCATATGCTGAGATAGCAGCCCGCGCAGCGGCCGGACGTCCTATGTCTGCTGAAGAAGCGACGCAGTATCTGTCCTCATCTTTGGCTGCACAGAAAGCTGGTCAAGAATACATTGACCTCATGCAAAATCGTGAGGAGACTCTTGGCCGTATTGGACAAGTTGGTGAGCAGTACCAACGCATGATTGGTCGCCGTGGCGATCAGTTGCTTGGCGTCCAAGAAACCGGTGACTTGGCTCGTCCCATAGTGTCACGTCTGCAAGACGAAGCACAACAACAAGAAGCCCCATATATTGCAGCAGCTCAGGCCGGTGCGGGTGCACAACAACTTCCCGGCATGACTCAGGGTGCTGGGACGCAAGCTGATTTCTCTCGCATCATGAATCCCGATGTGATGCAGCCTATTGAACCACAAGGCTACGAGCCCCTTGCTCGTACTGACTTACTTCCCGCCCAGCCTGCTCCATTCAGCAACATGCGTTTGGACAGACCGGGCCCCCAAGAATCTCTTACTGGGCCTACAAGCCAACTTTCAGATCGCCCTGTTACACCAGAGCCTGCACCAGTTTCTCCTTTGGTCGCGCAAGCTGCCACTTTGCCCTCCGCGCCAGCCGCGGGGGGCGTTTCTTCTACTCCTGCTACCACTACTACAAATGGCACTCAAACCACTCAAGCCAAGCAAACAAAAGCGAAAAAACAAAAAGCACCCATCACCGTTGGATCAGTCGTAAAGGTTAATGACAAAGAGATCACGCTCAGTCAAGAACAAGCTGACGCTTGGAATAAAGCTCAGGAAGCTTACGAGAGTAGAGCTCGTCGTGCCCGTGAATTGACTAACTACCAAGAGCGCGAGAGCGCCTTGCGTGGTGCCGGTATGCAATTGTCTGCGGAACGCAGAAAGATCACTGGTGCATTGACCGCCAAAGAACAGCAAGCCGCTAACCGCGTTGCAGATAGACAAACCGCCGAGCAAAAGGCTCAGGACGATATGGGCCTGACCGCCGCCCTACAGACTGCAAACCGTACGAATGTTGCAAATAATCCACTGCAAGCTGGTGTCCAAGGCGCAGAAAAGAAACCTGTACCGGGCAAAACTTCATTGACCGTTAACTCGCTGCGCAACATTCGTGATGCGCTGTTAAACCCATCCGCAACAGTTGAAGGTATCAGCGATAAAGAGCAGAAGATTGCTGACGCTGTGCGTGCATTCGCCAAGTCTTACTACAAGTTCAGCAACGCTGGCGGCAACATGCTTCGCGGTGTGCCAACAGAGACTCCAATTCTGGATGAGAACGGTAGAGTAGTTAAAGAAGACGGGGAAACCGTATACAAGCCGACAAAGCTGGCTGGTCAAACCCCTGCAGAACAACGTGGGCAGGTTAAAGCTAAAACTGGTGGACGCGTAAAGACTACGCTAGACCAACTCGAACAAACACGTCAAGCCCTTGCGGGGCTGGGCGAAGCCGTTGGTGGGAACGCCAAGGACGTTGAAGCTATCGTCAAGCTCGTCAAAGATATGGTGCAGCAGAAGTTGCATACTCAATTCAACGACGAGGGTATGAACGAAGACTTCGGCCAAAAAACAGCAGAGCGCAAAGACGGTAGAGACCCAACTGATGTGGCATTTGAAAAAATGGACACCATGCTGTCGCAAGGGTGGAGAGCTGCCAAGGACAATATGTTCCAAGGTGAATCCGATGCTGCCTTTGTTCGTCAGACACCAATTAGAAACTCTGCAGAAGCCACGGCCGCAGGCGTAGAACAAACGCCGCTAGAAGAAGCCGCAAAAGGAACCACTACGTTTGGTAGCGGTAAACCCGCGACTGGTATCTTAGGCGTGCTTCGCTATATTAGGAACAGTGGTACGCCGTTCGAGAGGACGATCGCCAAAGGTGTGTTTGAGTCTTTATACGACAGCGACACCGCGCCTAAGCTTGAGTTTATTACTGAGGGTAAACCCTACTACGACCCTAAGACCAACACAGTCTATATCCAACGCGATGCGTCTGCGGCGGTTACATTGCACGAAGCGTTGCATGCTGCATTGCAGTGGTATGTTTATCAGAACCCAGACGCACCAGAAGTTCGTGCGCTGAAAGCTTCTCTCAAGCAGGTTGTTAACTTTAAAGGCCAACTGAGCCCTGACGCCAAGCGCGTGCAGGACGTACTCAAGACGCTGATGAAGGACAAGAAGGAACTCGACGCTGTTTTGGAATTGATTTCCTACGGCAACACCCTTAACGACTTCCGTCGCGCACTGGAAGCTATGGACAGCACCGAGGCTCCCAAGTCTTTTTACAACGCGGCTAGTAACATCTGGCAAGCAATTCTGACGACTGTGCAGAAGCTCGTTGGTGTTCGTCCCTCCGTTGCCGCCGATGTGATCGGCAACACGTTCAAGCTGCTTGAAGCCGCTGGTGCTGGCAAGAAGGGCGAGGCTGTTGGTAATAAGCTCGAGTCAAAGATCAGCACGCTTACTGACGCGTTTAAGAATTGGTTCAAAGATAGCAAAGTTGTTGACAACGACGGCAATCCGTTAGTTGTGTACCATGGTACAAGCGCTAGTTTCAACACGTTTGAAAAAGAAATGCTCGGTGCGGCAACGGGTGCCCCATCAGCGAAGCTAGGTTTCTTCTTTGCAGGAGACCCAAGCACCTCGGCTGAGTACGCCAAGAACGCGAGAAGCACAAGAACACAGAGCCCTGCAGAAGCGGAAATTTCTTATCTGCGTAAAGACCTTGCACGTTATCGGAAAGGTCTATCTGAAGCCACAGCACAAAGAGACCCAAATTCTCCTGAAGGTAAATCTTTGCGCGAACGCCAAACAAAGTACCGCGCTAAGAGACTTGAAGAAGCAAAGCTAAAGCTAAAGAAAAACCCTAGCGATTCGCTCGCTAAATGGGAAACTGAGAACTACGCTAAAGAGCTCCCAGAAACAAGCTACGTAGCTATTGCTGAATCCTCCGTCCGAGAGTACACGGAAAGTATAGCCAACGCTGAAAAGAAACTGAAAGCTTTAGAAGCTGAAGTCGCCGCAAATGAGAAGACAATCGGGCAACGCGCTGGCGAGAACATCATGCCCGTGTACATCAGCTTGCAGAATCCGCTCATCATGGATCAGAAGGGTGCTAAGTACCGCATCATGTCGTACCGTGACACAATCATAAAAGCTAAGCGTGATGGACACGATGGTGTAATCATCAAGAACACATATGATGGCAAGGCACAGCCTAGCTGGGTACAGCGTTTGATCGCCAAATGGCGTAAAGAAGACGTACCATCAGACACAATCTACATTGCGTTCGAGCCAAACCAGATCAAGTCTGCGATCGGCAACAACGGTAACTATGACCCTAACTCTAACAACATTCTCGAAGCCGCTGTTGAAAGCACTGGTACAACACAAGGTAAAGTCGACCCACAAGACTACCGCATCTATAACAAGAAGGTTGCACCTGCAGCCCTGAGCACTAAGTTTGTGTTCGACCTTATCGGTTGGCAACGTGGTGTTGAAAAAGTAAGTGATCTGTCTTCTAAACTCGCAACGGTGATCCGAAAAGATTTCCCTATTGCCGAGCGTTATATTACATACGTAAATTCTACGTTTGGTGCAAATGCTCCTACCATTGATGCGATGCGCGATTTCAAAATTGATAAAAATACTGGTTATCAGCGTATGGAGCAGTTGGCTAACTTTGTTGAATCACGTAGCGCCGAAGAAGCCAATGCTATTTTCGATTATCTCGACGGAAACAAAAAAGCACTGGATAAATTCACCGACGCTGATAAAATTAAAGAGATCGCGGACTCCGTCGACAAGAGCATGGCGTTATACATTTCACAGCTCCCAGAAAAAGATAAGGCGTATTTCGAAGGCACTAAGTTTTCTGAATCACTGTTGTTCGCAGGTAACACTAACCAAGTTGCAAGTCATACTTTTGGTGCACGTAAACTTAGCGAGATTATTGGTTTGCAGCACCGGTACGAAGGAACAATAGAAGGCTTTCAGCACTGGATGGGCGTTGACAAGAACGGTGACGTAGATATAACTGGCCCTTTCTACCAAGTGTTCGGCCCCAATATTAAAGACCCTGCTGGCCCACCAGTGCCACAAGGATACATGTCGATCAAGGAATTTAATGCTAAGGGTAATCCCGTAGGCTTTACAGTTGATCCATCACGCCAATGGCGTATCTCTGGGAAGAAAGGCGAAGGCTACAAGTTCACGTCAAACATGACTGCCCAACAAGCCATCCTTGAGAAGAAAGTTACTTCACTTGCTAATGCAATGCGTAACACCATGGCCGCACTTGCCAATAACTACGCATCCCGCAACTTCTCAAAGGCCGCGGCGCAAATTGGTTATGAAAATGGCGAACCTACTGCGTTAAGTGTGGCGTTTGATTCTATTGCTGATGTAAAGAAAGTGTTTGGTAGTGCTCCGGACGAAAGCCAGATTCTTAATATATCTAAAGACGAGTCTAAAACACCGCAGATTGCTGACCTGTATAGAAACTCAAATACATGGGTTCGTATCCCCAATGTCCCTGCTTATGGTGATCTTGCAGGGAAGATAATGCCCGGCCCAGTGTGGAGTGCTATGACTGACATGTCTGATCGTAAGCCATTAGTTTCATTCCGTGCGTACAACGGGATGATGCGTTGGTTTAAAAAGTCTAAGACCGTGTACAACCCCGGGACACACATCACGAATATTGCATCCAACGTAACACTAGCCATGATGCATGACATTCCCGTCAGCACTATTGGTTCTGCAGCTAAATTATTTGCTAAGTACGAGCTTAACGCCAAAAACCTGACTAAGACTGAACTGGCGATCATGTCTGAGTTTATGAATTCTGGTGCCATGCTTGGCGACTATTCCAGTGCTGAAGTTAAAGAAGCTATATACAAAGCATGGAGTGAAAATCTTTCACAGCCAACTGACACATCATTGATGCAACGTCTTAAGATGTTTACAGGTTACGAAAAGTCCAAGGCTGAAATGGGCGTTAAACTGGCTACTAAATATGGAAACAAAATAGACAATATCGCCACTGAGTTATATGCCGCAGAGGATAACGTGTTCCGCCTTGCAGCGTTCATGAAAAAGGTCGGCGAACTGCAAGAGAAAAACAACGAGAAATCGCCTTCTGCAGAAACCTATAAGAACAGTGGTAGCTTTGCTCGTGAAGCGTTCCTAGATTACGACATCGACTCTAAAGCTGTGCGTCTTCTCCGTCAGTCATTCCTGCCGTTTGTGTCATGGTTATACGCGATTACACCCGTCATAGGACGCATAGCTATGCACCAACCATGGAAGATTGCTAATGTAATGATGGTCTACTACCTAATCGATGCAGCTATGGCATCCGCTGCAGGCGATGATGATGAGGAAAAGCGAAAGCAAGGGCCTGAATATGTCCGTGAGCGCATGTTTGGTATCGGCCCTTACACTCATATACGCATTCCGTTTATGGGCGACGACAAGAACCCTGTGTACTACCGTTTAGGCGACTATGTACCTATGGCGTCCGCGGCTAAGGGATTGCCTAATGGTTTTATGGGGCAGTCGTGGTTCCCCGGAGCTTTGACCCCTAGTGGTCCCATGGTTTCTGCTGTCATAGGTCTTGTCGGAGGTGTTGACCCATATACTGGCAAGTCAATCCATAAACCAACGGACTCCGACTGGGATAAGTTTGTGAACGCCGGTATGTTTGCGTATGACATTATCACGCCACCCGCTGTTAGTAGTAAGCAGCTTAAGTCTATAGTTGATATTGCAAATGAAAAGACAGGCCCAACTGGAGCACCAGTTAGCGACCTTGCAATTGCGCGTACATTTGGCCTTAAGTTGTATGAGTTTAATGTCGACGAAGCTGCATACTACCGCAGCGTGGAGATTCGCAAACTGCAACGTGACTATAAAGCCGCGATGAATAAGGCCGCTCGAGAGGAATACCGCAAAGGCTATCCTGACCCAGCCGCACTGGAAAAAGAACTTGGCGGTTTACGAGAGCGTATGCTTGAAGCTATTGATAAAGCACGAGGAGAAGAGTAATGGCAACTAAAGACCCAAGACTAACAAGAGCAGGTGTGTCAGGTTACAACAAGCCCAAGGCTACACCTAACCACCCTACCAAAAGCCACGTAGTTGTGGCAAAATCTGGCGACCAAGTGAAGACAATTCATTTCGGTCAACAAGGAGTTAAGGGCAGCCCTGACGGGTCTGCTCGAAACGAGGCGTTCAAGGCGCGTCACGCCAAGAACATTGCAAAAGGCAAAATGTCAGCCGCCTATTGGGCCGACAAAGTTAAATGGTGAACATTATGGCTACAAAGAAAATGAACCCCTTCGGCAAAGGCGAATCCAAGAAAATGGAAGCCGCTGAAAAGAAAATGGCTCCTAGCAAAAAAGCTTATGCTGCAATGGAGAAGAAATATGAGCCCGGTATGCACAAGGGTAAGAAGAAATGAAACCCGGTCTCTATGCCAACATTAATGCAAAACAGGAACGTATAAAAAACGGCTCCGGTGAAAAGATGCGTAAGGTTGGTAGTAAAGGTGCCCCAACTAAAGCTGACTTCATCAAGTCTGCGAAGACTGCGAAGAAGAAATAATCATGCCGTTTAAATCTGATAAGCAAGCCAACATGATGCGTGCCGCTATGCACGATACAAAGTTTGCAAAGAAGGTTGGCGTGTCTGTTAAGACAGCAACTAAACTTGTGCGTGATGACCAGAAAGCTCGCGGCGTAAAGCCAAAAGCAAAGACCAAATAAGGAGCTTCGGCTCCTTTTTGTTGTCACAATTCCGACGTAGTATTGATCTGCAACCGATGTGGTTGTTTACCTTTTTAGGGATATATCATGAAATTCGAGATGGAATTTGGTTGGTTAAACAACAACAAGATCAGTATTGAGACACACGACTTTGATGTCATTAGCATCTTCCAAGAGTTCGTGCGTTTCCAAGAAGCATACGGCTGGGCTGTTGAGTACGTAGCTGTCGAAGATATTGACTTTGAAGATGAAGACGAAGAAGACACCGAAGAAGAGATTGACGGTGACATTGCTGCAGCTTCTGAAGAAGCCGCTGACAAAGAGTGATATCAGGGGGCTCCGGCCCCCTTCTTCTTGGCCTTTTTGTTTTTGGTTTCACGTTCTTCGTGATGGTGTATGCGGTGGCAGTTTGCACAGAGCACTATGCACTTTTTAACTTCTTCCATGGCTCTCTTAAAAGCACGGTACTTTACTAAGCGATTGACCGAGACTTCCTTGGTGCTGCTGTCGATGTGATGAAAGTCAAAAGTGGCAGGATGGTTTTCTCCGCACTTTACGCACGATAGAGTGGCTTTGTACTCACGCCACTGCTCTTTATATTTTTTAACCGACGCCTTAGTTGCAGCAAGTACAGTAGCCTTGTTCTTCTCATAGTACGTACTTTGGTACTGCCTATTTTTTTGCTTGCGAACTTCGGGGTCTTTATATGGCATGCTTGATCCGATACTTCCAATACAAAGCCGTTTCAAAACCCCAAGGCTTACTAGGATCAAATAATTTAAACCCCGTAGCTATTAGATTGTTTGCTGACGGGGTGTTGTAGTTAGTGTCGGTAACTACCCAGTTCATGCCTAACGCTTTGGCAAGTTTAATGCGCTGTCGGATAAGCCGCTTCTGGAGTCCCTGTCCTCGATGAGCTTTAACAACACCCGCACGACACATATACATGCAGTCGCTCCAACGACTAGAGGGAGCAAGGCCAGCGAAGCCAGCCGCCTCACCGTGCTCTGAGTAAGCAATGAACCAGTAGCTATCTTTTGTAATTTCATAAACAGGACAATCGGGGAGACATAGTTTTTGCAACCAAGTAAGTAGCTGTACCACTTCAGGCAAGCTAGTGTCAACGCGGACAACTTGGTATTTCATACCACTATTTTGCCTAAAGTTTATGTCAACTACATTACTTCATGCCTGCTGATTTTGTTCTTGCAAACGATCTATTTGCAGACTTAGGGATAGCGCGGAGATTGCCTACGCCATTCCCACCGCCTTTAACAATAGGCTTTTTATGATCTACGTCTAGGCCGTCGCCCTTGCGAACGACGCCTTTATTTTCCAGTTGCCGACGAGCCGAGTTCCGCGCAGATCGGTTAGCGATCTGTTCGGGTTTACCCTGATAATTAGCATACTCTTTTTTATAGTCACGTGCCATGATAGTTGTCCTTACAAAAGATGGCCTATTGTCCCACAGCCGCGCCGTTTAGAACAGCCAGTAGTACAGGACTTTGCTCGCGGGATGAGGTGCCAGTCAGCGTAGCTACGAACCGTGGATGATTTAGATTAACCATCAGGCAGTGCGTCTGGCCGGGACTTCTGTCCTTGCAACCTTTAAACATTGTAATGCGTTCCCGCTTTGCAATCAAAGCTCCACTTGCCTCTAGTTCCTGCGTGATGCGGTCTGAGCTGTCTTGTTTCCTGCCTAGCCATGTCTTGAACAAGGCCAAGTTAATCGCCGCCACGCTACCGGGCAAAACGGGGTTCTTTGCATCATAGACAACTTTAATACGTGCCACGGCTTTGTCCGGTGCCGGCTGTGTAACCTGCTCTTTATTGGAGCCGTATACCTCAGTGCAATGCACCAGACGATCATTGTGTTCCATGAGGTATTGACCAATTATGTCGAACACATCGACCTTGTTGTCGATCGCGGCCTGACGGGTCTTTTTAACGTGTTCAATCAAAAACTCTAGCGTAGCCTTAACGTCGAACGGAAACAGCCCCAGAGCCTGTCCTATGCGGCCCATGCCCCATGATGCAATGAGTAGCGTCCTGTAAAACCGCTCTTGCGGCTCAAACACAAATCCAAACGTTTTATCAAACGACTCTTGTGACCACTTCCAGATAACTTCTGGGCCACCCCTGTCGATCACAACTTGCACTAATTCAGGGAATGCCCAACCATTGTTCTTTTCTACAATACCAAAGAACTCATAACCATTGCTATTGCCATCTTCTCTAGTAGCAACAAACAGTCTGTCGCTTTGCATCAACTCCAAGCACCTAACTTTAAGCGGCTCATTGTTCGCCTGTGCGTTTTCAAACTTCTGATATAAAGAAATATTAGTACTTACAAATGTGGGAGAGAACCATGTTGCAGGTTCACGGATTTCACGTTCTTTCGTAAGAGTAATTTTTTCACGGCCTTCACTTAGGGTATACCCCATATCTCGAACTTCGAGATCATCAGCCGCTGTCAATTCATCAATGCCACATGGAAGATTGTTTAACACGCCGCGCAATTTGTAAAAGGCATTAGCTGAATCTTGCTTGCTTAAAAATAATTTCTTCGGTGTACCAATCAAGCTGTTAGCGGCGATAAGAGATAACGATTTACCAGTCGTAGACAAATGAGAACAAATTGAGACGATCGCTGTTGAGTTGCCGGCAACGTTACCAAGGATACCAGTTGTTGCCATAAGGATCGATGCACGAATGTTATCGGTGCCGGGCAAATTGAGCATCTCCATAGCACGCACCCACTCAGAGCGTTCACCATGCGGGCCAATGAGCCCTGAATATCTTGCGGCGGGGCCGCGAAGACGAGTATCTGTTGCTCCGGAAGTAGCCCCTAGAACAGTCTGCCCACACATGAACGAGCCATCTGCCTGCCATCCAAAATTTACAAAATCCAATCCAGTGGGCGCTTGCTGTTGCACCATAGATAAATAGTCCATTAAGTAACTCCTCACTTTTTCTTGTTGACCTGCGTTCTTCACATAAATTTGTTCATTTAGCAAAAACGAAGAAAAATCTCTGCCGATTGTTGCGAGCACTGACATCTCATGCTCTGTCTCTTTCCAACCCGTCATTGGGTATTTAACAAGCATCTTGAATGCTGATTTGCGACTTTCTCGGTCGTGATATACACCAGTGATATGCATCTCATACTGGCACACGTGGTCGAACTCAACAACCTCTTGGGCTACCTCGTTGCCGTTTGCATCACTGGTTGTAATTTCAGTCTTGACCTCACGCATGATCTGGCCGTTCTGAATGACGTAGCCTTTGGGTAGCGTGAACGAAAACTCTTCGCCTTCCTCAGTAACTACTTCAATCTCAGTGACGACAGATAACTGTGCAGGGCTCGTAATGTTTCCGCGGCTTGGGCATCCCTCACAACCCTTCGCGCAGAATTGTTCAAACTTCGCACATGTAGTCGGGCCGGTACCTTTCCACTTGTCGAGCTTAGCCATGTTGTCATCGAGATCAAAGTCCTTGTGCTTACCTGCAATCTTGATAACAGCTTCTTTTACATCCGTTGCGTACCTTACTAGGCCAAGAGAAGCACGCCATATTGGTTCATCAACGGGCCTACCATCTGCATCCAAGACGCCACCGGATTCAACAAGCGCTTTAACTTGATTGCATCGCTCCGCGACAGCGTCGATATTGACATTGTTTGAGTTGAGCACCGCTTCAAGAATCGCAGACCGGCCGCCTTTCTTTGAAGCCTTAGCCTTTTTGTTGACGACACCTTTATCGAACCATGGCTTGAGAATTGTGAAGAGCGAAGCCGCATCGTAGTCTGGGCAGTCCGCAACACACTTGACATCTTTCCATGGCTGTTGTTTTTTGTGGTGCGTACCAACGGGGCGAAGCACCATTGATGGATCATGAATTTTTGATGTGTCAATTACAACTCCCTGTTCTTCTAATGCAACACGAAATGCAATGGAAGCTTTTTCCCAATCATCTCTGTTGATAGCCTCTGTCAAAGGCCAATACAAGTGAACACCATTACCCGACGAGATCACCATTGGGTTTGGCATACCAATAGCCGCTAGCGCCGGCATCATGGCTTTCATGCCTTCGGCTTTAGTTGCGTACGGAGTCTTACCACCAATGTCTAGGTCAAGTGCTAAAGACTTAAACCATGTTGCTTGAACTTGTTTACGTTCAATCTTTTCACGACCGTCTGGTCGAATCACTTTGTTATTTGCAAACGAACCAATTGAAAAATAAATTGTTGTCTCGGGTTCTGCGTCCCATAGTGCAATGTTTGCTACAGCTTCATCAATGTCTGAGAACGATCCACGATTCCATCCAAATCCTTTCGGGTTGCCGCCTGTATGGTCAGGCTTATGTGCCATGATGACGAGTTCGTCACGTTGGGCAAAGATACGAGTAAGAAAGTTTTTTGTGTCCAAAACATGCCCCTAGAAAAAAAACCCCGGCATTACCCGGGGATCGACTTACGCTTTTATTTTATTACTCATCAAACAAACTGTCGAGCTTTGCCGCTAATTCGTCTGAGGCTTTTACAGGTGCTACAACAGGCTTGGCCGCCTTTACAGGAGCCACAACTGGTGCAGGTGCTTCTTCCTCATATGCATCGTCTACCGCGGGTGCAGAGATGGCTGCTTTCTGGGATGGAGCGGCAATAGCAGGGCCTGCCGCTTGCGGAGCGAGCTGACGTGTAGCTACTTTAACAGAATCGCTTGTGAGCAAATTATCGACACGCGAAATAGCTTTTTCTGGCACGTAACCTTTTTGCTTGAACGTAATCTTGGGGTAGCTAGCGGCGTCATCAAAACCCAACTCTGTGATAACTTCTTCAGGGCCGATACCATAGTGACCCAAGTCGGTAAAGTATTCACGTAATGCTTTCATTCCACTTACAGGCACAGTCAAACTGTATACCTTTGATGGATCAGCCGCGGCTACTACTGCCAAGTGACGTTGATCTGCACACATCTTAGACTTCGCACCGGAAGGCAAGACCTTAGAGCCAAGCACGTTGTTAGGGCAATCTGCACAGGCAGTGTGCACTGGGGACTCAACGCTAGCGTCAGCTTTCAATCCATCATTTGACCAACAATCGGGGCGGATGTTGTCGGCAGATGCATCAAATGCTTTTGCATAAAACACTTTGGATACCCTAGGGTTTGCACCTACGATAATTGTGTCCAGAGTTACGCCTACTGTTGTTTCTACGCCATCTTCGCTCAAGCGATAACGCCCTGCGCGGATGCTGATACGTGGAATGCTAACGCCGGCGCTACCGACGACAGCAGAAGCCACTGTGGATTTAACTCCCGCCTGTTGACGGGCGGCGATACGGGCTGCAATGTGTGCAGGTACTGTTTGAATGTTGCTCACGATTATTCCTTTATGGGTTGCTGTCTGTTACTACGCCGTGAATACCACGTGACCACAAAAGATTACTTGTAGCCACTGCGCCTGCCGCAATTAATTGCGCTGCGCTATAACGATCCTTGTTAACACGGGGGTAACCCGGGCCAACGAATATCTCACTGTTTCTAAAGTGAGGTACATATGTAACATCTCTTATTTTGTATGTTATTTGTGCTCCAATTTGAGCAGATTCTGGCGAAGTACTTTTCATACTATTCCTTTGGTAGAGCTTTGCGAAGGTTAAAAACACGAGTCGACGAAAAATTAACGCCGGGAGGTGGAGCACCATTAGCTTCAATGAAACTCTTAACTCCTAGCTTCGATGCGCGGGACTCGACCATATCCCACAAATCGTTTTCCTTGCAGTATGCAAAGAACTCTTCACGCGACGCTACGGTCGCGGTATGGTGCGTTGACCAATACGCTGTTCCGAATGATGTCTTGATTGTTTCAAGACCATCTTCTTGCGCTTTGGCAGTCACCCAATTTTCTACAGCAATAAGCTTCTCTGTGAGTTTTGCTTTTGCCGCTTTGTGATCGCGTTCGAGATCATCAATAGCTTTTCGCACCTGCAGATATTTTTCTGCGGCTTCTTCATAGTTCATAAGTAAGTCCTAACTGAAAAAATTAATCGTCACTGTTGATGCCTTGCACCAAATTCAAAAACTCCGCCAATGTGTTCTTCTTTGCGCGGAGCCGGCGGTATAGCTCTGCCTCAAAGCTGGTGGCCCATATGTGCCAGACAGTCGTCTTGCCAACTGTTGTCAGTCGGCGAATCCTTGCATTAGCTTGCTCATACTGTTCAAGTGAATAAATTGGAGCAAACCAAATAATATCTTTCGCCCGAGTAAGCGTCAAACCATGTGCCGCAACTTTGGGGTGAGCCAACAAAACCTTTGGCCTATCCGTATGCTGAAAGTCGTTGAAGATTTGATTGCGTTCGTTCTTGCCAACATCACCATGCACCGATGCAACATCGAATCCATCAGCAGTCAGCTTCGCTAGCAACTCATCTTGCACGCCTCTAAGCGGCACAAAAATAATAACCTTATCTCCGATCTCATTTAGTAAGTCAGTGAGTGTATTATACCTCAACGAGCCATCGATTGCAATCTTACCGGTCTCACTGTATACGACACCGCAACTTATCTGCAACATCTTACTGAGCACAACAGCAGCGTTTGCCGCAGTCACTTCACCACCTGCAAATACAGTAACAGCTTTGTCCTTCATCTCTTTAAAAGCTTTTTCTTGTTGAGGTGTTAGCTCTGTTTTACGACCGACAAAGTTCGTGTCAGGCAAGTCTTTACATTGGTCAAGTGAGAATCGAATTGATGGCTGTAAAACTTTCTTACATACCTCCAACGACTCTGGTCTTGGCACCCATCTGAACGTAGTTACTTTTTGCATCACCATGTCTTTGAACGTAGTGAAACTCTTAGGGCAAGTCGGCGAGTCAACAAGTCTTGCGAGTGTCCATGCGTCAGCAGGTGTCTGCGAGATCGGTGTACCAGTTAACATCCACAACCATGGCTTGTGCGTCTGCATCCACTTTGCAAATATCTTATATCGCTGTGAACTCGGAGACTTAAGTGCAGTCGCTTCGTCATAGATCACCACATCAAAATCATTGAGGTCAGCAGCCATGTTACTAAAGCCGTCATGGTTAATGATGAAGTACTGCACGCCGGGCTTTTCAAGTAACTGTTTACGTTTTTCTTTACTACCTGTGCATATCACAAACATGCGATGAGGCAAGTGGTGCTTAAGTTCCCTCCCCCATACAACGGTCAGCGTCGACAAGGGCGCGACAATCAAAATCTTTTTTGCGATACCTTCATCAAGTAAAAAGTCGGCGGCCCAAATAGAACTGATGGACTTACCTGTACCCGGTGCATTCAAACATAGCGCACGTTTATGCATGGTGAGAAAAGCCGCAGTTTCTTTCTGGTGCTCCATCGGAGCAAACCTCGCTGGCCAGTTGTAGTAATGCAGTATGGGAGGGGGCACGCTAAAGCCTAAGTTCTTAAGCACCATAGCTTCTTCGACGCCATACGGCAACGCAAGCATGGACTCCCCTGAGTGATCGAATTGTTTTGCGTGAGGCATCACAGCCTGCACCGCGTCGTTCTCACTGCTGTTAATAATTATCTTGCGTTTGTCCGGTATTACGAGCATGTCAGTGCAACCCAAGCTTTAAATTCAAGTTCCCATATGTCTACAGATGTCTCACGGACAATCCACACCTTTGCACCGCTACGCGTTAGCGTCTGTATCTCTCGGTCTTGGTTAGCCGTAGTAGTGTTCTTACCGTACTTGGTTTCAATAGCAAACATAAAGCCATTAACACAGCCAATAAAGTCAGGAATACCAGACCTACCATAGCCATTAGCAGGTGGCATAAACCACCAACATAAGTCAGTATCTTTGAGAACATCTTTGACAATCTTTTTAACATCGCCTTCATTCTTCATCTTTTTCCTTTAAGTCTTGCATCAGGGCAAATATCTTTTGCCGCACACCATGGGCATAAACCCGAAGGTGTTGTTTTAAATACGCCAAGCTCTATCGTCTCTTGAACCTTTGCAAAGCGGGGCTTCAGTGCCCGCCACATGGAGTCTAAGAAACGGCGCTCATACGTTGCGTTTGTTGTTTCGTTGAACTTGAGCCAGATGAATGACGTCTTAACTTTGGTAACTTCTGGGTAGTGCCAGAACACCATGGCCGCAAACAACTGCAACTGTGTTGGGTTGTCTTTAACTTTGCCAGTTTTATAGTCGAGGCAGTATGCAGTGTCACCATCCACAACAAGCACGTCAGCAATTGATCTGATCCATACATCATCAGCAAACCAGTCAACAGGTTTAAGGTCTGCATTGACAGCCATCTGATGCTCGAACAACTTAGTGCCCGGACGATTCATGATGACATCAACAACACCACCCCACTGCTCTAGTGTGTTACGCCCTTCGGCGGATAGTGAGTCAAGGTCAAGCACACCACGGCCTTTAGCTTCTAACAATTTGTGAACACGGTCTCCGTATTCGGATGCTTCGTTTGATAAGTTTAGTACGCGCTTAGATACGTACAGGTAGTCAAATTGAGCTTGACATGTTTCAAATGTTGATAGACGACTAAAAGACAGCGGCATTACCTTGGTCATAAGTTTCCTATTTCGCCGCACCGTACGAAGGGCCCACACCCGTCTCACAAGATACGGGAATATTCCGGCACCACTTGGGTGTCAAAGATAGGCACTCTTCCATATAAGCGCGTGCTTGAGTAAGTTCTTCATTAGGCACCACGCAGACTGCTTCGTCATGAACTGACAGCTTGACAGGGTACCGCTCGTTAATACGAGCAGTTTGCCACATAACGATCCGCATTGCAGCATGTTGTGATAAATTTTCTACAACTTTAGGCCCAAAAATACGAACTCGTTGTTTTCCCATCAAGTAAGACCACTCTTTGCCGTCGTACTTCAGGTCGTGGTACACAACGCCGGGCTCGCCGGGGCGGCCGAAGCCATCCTTCTGCGTGATAAACCATCCATTTACATCCACGTTGATAAGGCTACAACCATTGGCAATATCCGGCAGAATTAATTGCTGACATCTAGCCCACAAATCTACTACTTTAGAATGCACAGAGCGGTATAGGTTAACAATATCGTATGCACGATTAAGATCAATTGGCTGAACACTCGGATCGCTACGAGCCGCAATACGCACCATCTCTTGGAAGCGAGCGGCACCCGCACCATACTGCAAACCGAGCATGGCGGTCTTGCCTAAGAATCGTTCGGCCTTGTCAGCCTTGGTGATGTCACGACCAAACAACTTAGACGCAAAGTCACAGTACAGATCGACACCATTAGCTAACTTCTCTAGCACTTCGTCTTGGCCGGCCAAAGCCATCACAGTGCGTAGCTCAATGTTCGATGAGTCACCGACAAGCACAGTGTGTCCGGCAGGAGCAAGCAAGGCATTACGCAAACCCGCAGACGGGCCTCTGGCAGGGATATTCTGCCAATTAATGCTGTTGCCGCCTGAGTACCGGCCAGTGGTCTTAGCGCCCCAGAAGTTGAGATACACCGGCAGTGGGCCACGCTTTGCAGTATCCACGAACTTTAGCGCACGGGTTTCTGCGATGGTTGTTTTCACACCAAGGCGAGCGGCAACAAGAGTTTGCACAACGGGGTTTTCATGGTCGAGCAAGTCAGTGAATTCTTTATCGCTTTTGGCAAACGCATACGTCTCACGCTCAGTCGTCTTGCTGATCTTCTTTGGTGGTGCTACGCCATTCAACTCTAACTGCTCAGCGAACTTGTCATTGGACATCAGCACATCACGCCCCACAACAAGCGAACGCATCAATGCTTCTTTACGAGCTACCTCGTCGTTATACAACTGCTCCATCATCGCCACGTCACCCACAAGCATGGGTTCGGTAAACATACGCACAGTCATGTCGATAAGACGGGCTTCCAGTGGCGGCGTGAATGCATCCATCTTGGTACCAATCGCACGGCACAGCCATGTATCATGCTTGCAGTAATCTGCGTACGCCTCTAATTCCATGGGATTAAAGTCTTCACGGCGTTTGCCCAACGCTTTAACAACCTCAGTACCCTTATCAGGGAACCCAAAGAATTTAGCTAAGTTAGCAAGTGAGTGTGAGACTAGGTAGGGGTAAATCATTCGGCCTTGGGAAAGCGTATCCATCCAAAGCTTTGGGCGTATCCCTAGCCGCTGAGACAGCGCGTAGCCGTCGAACAAAGTGTTGTGACACCGCACAGCGGAATTACCCCAGTCGTAGTTCGTATGCATCCACTCAAGGATTTCCGCCTCAGTGCCGCTGAACCAAACAGGTGGCTCTTCGTTGCGTGCTACGCATACGCCAATAAACTCAAACCTATCGTCTGTGATGTACGCATCGGTCTGCATCTTTGACAAACTGAATTGTGCATCGTAGTACGTCTCAATATCTACAGTAAGTATGTCCATTATGGATTCCATTCGAGCAACGTTGCCGCAACTCTGTTTGTTAGTAAGTCAGTGATTTCTTTGAGGTCGCTTGCAATATGCGTCGACCCGCCGATCTCGACAGTGTACCCGTTCTCAACCTGTTTGACTACTAAGTGAATCGCACGATACGATGAGTTGGTGGTGTAGGGGTAAGCAACATTCAGTAATGTATTTTGTTGCGCTGCGTTATTCCATGCTTGTTGGGCGGCAAGTGAATTGCTTTGGACTACCCCCGATGTAATTGCTCCTTGTGCAATGGTGTTTGAGTTAACGGATGTTCCAAACAGTGTTCCAAGTAGTGACATATACGTTACCTAACTATTTCTACGGGTGATTGAGTTTCTATCCATACGTGGGCACCGCACGACAAAGGTTTGTCTGGCGAGTAAACGATCTTACTTTCACCTTTGATCTCGACCTCATGGGCGTAGCGGTTTTCTTTGTATGTCTTGACGGTCAGCACGGGGTTGTTCTCGCCGTTTTTGTTATTGGCTTTAATCACATGCTGATTAACGTGGATGATTGTTTTCATGTTTCTTCCTTAAGTTTTGCAAGTCGTTTTTCGTCAGTTATAAATTTGCTTTTTCTGTTGGTTGCGTTAAAAGCTCCTCGTATTTGTTCGTCAAGTCAAAAATGCAATCTTGCAGCATGTCAAGTTGCAAAATGAAATGCGATTCATTAAACGTTTTACTGTATCTAACAGAACCTTCTCCCGCATTGTTATCCCAGTGCAATTCAATAAGTTTCATAGTGGCGCGTCTTCGTGGTTATCGGGGTTGAACTTGGGCACTTTAGTGCCCTTGTCTTTTGGGTTTGGAAATGGTGGGAACGGCCATGTCATTCTTTCCCCCTTGCTCTGATGGCTTCGGCAATAACTGTTGAAGGGTGAGGCCAACCTACTGCCCACTCGTCAGCAATCCTTGCACACTCTTCACGCTCTATAAGCACAGCGGCTTTAGTAGCTTCGGCTTTCCAGTAGTAAGGTTGCCCTCTACGCATCTCTTGCTCACGCATAATGCGATCAAACTCGTCGTCTTCATCTGTGTGGATCATGTGTTCTTCTCCTTAAGTTTGGCTTCGATTCGATGGGCAAACTCCTCAAATGAGCGAGTTCCAACAGCTATGTGTTCTTTTGCAATCGCTTCAATCTCCTCATCCGTCAGC